TAATTCTCTAAAAAATAATTCCATATGGAACTTGGTGGCAAAGTAATTATGATCAAAGGCGTGATAGAAACTTTGCTCGGCATGTCTAACCCAAGGCTTATTGCCAACAAGACGTCCAAGAAAGTCTTGAGGATCATAACTACCGGCATGCCATAGCCCATGTGTTGTTACTGGGATACCCAGTAACTCACTCATATATTTTAAGTTTATGATGCCAGGGTGCCAGGCATCAGTAAAGATAAAATGATCGCCAGCCTTGACGGATCCTGCACAAAAAAGTCTTCCAAGCTGTTCAACTTGGCTTGCCTTATAGATATTAGTGCCCCCAAAATTGAGAAATGCACCAGGAGTAGTGGCGCTAGGAATATCGCTAGGGCCCGATATAATCGTGACATTGTGTCCTGCCTTTTGTAAAAGACTAGGCACGTGAGACTTCCACTCACCTGTATACCTAGTCTCAACAGCTTCTAAATCAATTAGAAATACGTTCATTATTATTATAGCGTGGATTTTTGCCTAAGTAAGGCTTACGTTCACCTGTAAAAGGTTTTCTAGGACGACGAGTCTTGTCAAAGTTTCTCCAAGCCCAACTTTCTCTATTATATAAATCTGCTTCATTAAATGGAGCAGGCTCAAGGCGACACCAATCTTTAAATGCTTCTAGCTCTTCAAAGATTTTAACAATATCAGGACGTGATTCGAAATAACTGAAGTCCTTGTAATTCTTAGCCATTATAGCTTTCCTTTAATATTTAATAAATGAACCATTTTCTCCGTCTTCGGAGACCTCAATCCAAATCTCACGATCTGGATACTTTGCTGAGATTGTGTCATACAAATCGTCTGACATCATCTCGCAACTTTTATAATCAAGTTTCAAAACGGAATCTTGACCATTATACAGCGACTCGAGCCATCGCTTGAATTGGATGAACTCGACGTCCCTGTCATTGTGTTGCACACTGAGCCACACCCTGAAATGAAAGATGTGACGATGAGGAGTGCCAAGAAACGATACGTCATACATGTCTCCTGTTGCTAATTTTGGATCTGTAGCGGCTGCCGGATAGCAGTGAATACCTTCTTTCTGGAAGGTAACCCATATCATTTTATTTGGCCTAATGTCTTGTTTAATAATCATTTAATAATTTCATCGTTATTGTAGCTTGCCCATGGAGTAAACTTGCTACGGTCTTTTAAATTGTGTAAACTATGAGTCCACACACCTGGATTAGTTGCCTTAAAATCTTTATCATCGATTTTTAACATTGTATTATAATTCCATAATTTTATATAAGGAATTGGCACTCTAATTTGCGGAATGAACATATCATAATCGTTCAATCCTCCGTCATTAAATTCTTCTACTTGATTAAGAGGAATATCTAAACTACACCAATAACCTTTATCAAGGAAATAAATGATCATATCTTCCCATAGCTTATGTTCATTATATCCGTTAGGATTAAAACTATGATTAGCACCAAAGAAAATATGTTTGATATGCATAGTAGTATCGAGTAAGCAGTTATTATCATTAAGTATATGTTCAATAACTTGCTCGTGCTGAACCCCTGTAACAAACAAAGTGCGCATACCAAAAACCGGAGTATGCTCAACTTCATTACCAATAAAGAAGTTTACGTTGTCGCTTACACCAGTAGCATAATCACGATTCATCTTTTTCTTCCTTTGACTGTTCGTATTGTTTAAAAAGGCGAGTAACATCTTCCATTCGTCTAGTAAAAATATCAGGAGCACCTTCAGCCGCACGATCTAAATCATATTCACTAGGATAATGACGTAAACACCATCTAGCTTGCTCTTTCATATCTTTTGATAAACCACTTCGTGTGTGTATAATGGATTCCAAAAACTTTCTAGTTTCCATTACAGCACGATATCTTTCATCAGGCAATGTCATAGTTCAAATAAAGAGTCGTTTAAGATAGGTTTAGGTGGTTCAACAACAGCTGGTTTATCTTTTACTAAATTTGCTTGTATATCAAAATTTAAGTCTGCGTAAGTATGCGCATTAGTAATACGTTTACCTGTGTTTCCTCTAGTTCCAATAATAGTATCCCAATATCTAGAATATTCTTCAACTATTGCGTCTGCTACGCCTCTATCACTGGTTGAAAAAATAGCTTCGATAATGTCTTTATAATACACTCTATCGAAACGTTCGTCAACTAACATACTAGGCAATTTGCCCAAATCATATTGTCGATTGGCTTCTTGAACAGCATTGATGTGCATCCAAACATTATGACCCATCATGATAGCGTAACTAAAACTATCCCATGATGTCTTTCCAACTTTGCCTAATTTGTTAACATCGTTTGGACCATAGATGCAAATATCTTTAATTTGACATTGATCGATAATTGGACTAGACTCAAACTTATCAAAAATTAAGTCTTGGAGGACCGCATCTTTGAAGAGACGAGTATCTGTGGAATATTTTTTGTCATCTGCTGACGCTTGCATCCTGTAAACCCATTTTGTTCTATCATCTGTTTCTGTGTTGATGTAGATTTGTCCGTTTGCTGTTGCCAAAAATGGTGAGGCGCAGTCAAAAGATATGGTAAATTGTTCATTGTGATATTTCCTTACTGCTCGTTGTATGTCGGTTAAAAGAACTGCCCATTCTAGTTTAGAAGTGCCCAAGAAGTGCATCCAATCATGTTCGCCTTTTTCAAGGAGTCCATCAAAGCGTAATGCTACTAATCTCTTTAGTAATAAGTGGATATCACACATGTTCTGTCCACCCATTCCCCAACCGTTAAACGCACGGTCTCCGTAAATTTTACGATCACAATATTTCTTCATATGCTGATACCAACCTTCTGCATCAGCATGATTTTCACCTTGCAAGACATTTAAGAACTTGCAATTACCGTTTCGATTATTAATAAAGTATTCGTTATTAATAAATGTGCCTTGGACTGCCTCGTTGTAAGTGCTAATACCTGTAGCTTTAACACCTTGTGGACTACGAGCAACCCAAGCTGGAATATCTAATCCCATACCATAGTCCATTAGGCTATCCATCCAAGTAAGAACTTGTTTGCGTTTTAATGCGGCTTTAGGACAATTAGGATCTTTCCAGTCAGCTGGCCAAACACCTTTACCAATCTGGAATCCTCCTGAATCACCTAGCACCCAACTAGTAGCACGATTGCGATTACGAAACATGTCTTCGCTTTCGTCCATCTTGTTAAGATCCAAGTTAGCATGTCCTGCTGAATACAGACAATGGTCATAATAAAATTGACCCTTATCTGGTTCAAGATAGTTAAGACTTTCTACACCTGATTTAAAACTTGCAGGAACACGAGCAGGATCTACATAATTGCCGTAGCGTTGTTTGCCTATAAATGTGCTATAAAATCCGCTAGTTGCCGGCAGGAAGTATGCGTAGTCGTTTTGTGTTGCTGTTAAATTTGTATTCATTTATTCTTCTTTTTTACAGTTATCCACATAAAGTAGTATGGATCAAACGCCCAACCATCCGGAGGATTTAATGGATCAAATCTCTCCGGATTAACCAACGGAGTAGCCGGGTTGTGATAATACTCGATATATCTGCGTGTAATTTCTTCTCTTGCGGCTGGATCAACGTATTCGTGGGCCAGTCGTCCTTCGATAACGGGATCAAAAGGACCATTGAACCACATCCAAGGCCACGCCCAATGAGTAAAAAACTTTTTAATCATACCAAATGCTGTGCCAATACCATTGCGCTTAACCAAAACCACATGGTGTTAAAACCTACTAGTGTGGGCAATGCCTTTTTACGACTTGCCCATATTAGTGTGGCGCTGGTAATTAATGTAAGATAATAAAACTGCCAAATATTAATTCCAAATATTAATCCTGGAATAATAATGATAGCCTTAGCCGTCCAGGATACAAATTCAATAGTATTGTAGTCAGTCCAGTATTCTTTTTTAAACCACATAGCGTAGCAGTCTTTAACAGCAGGCCACGTAATATGATTATACAAAAATGCTATACATACTATACTAAAGAGTGTTGCATAGATAATTTGATCTTGTGTCATATTATTTGCTCTGAGCCGGTAATGTGTAGTTATAAATTCCTAAACCACTATCAACTGTAATCTGCATAGCACCTTGATCACTAATACGCATAGTCTTATCTCCAGTTAAATTCAATACTGAAATAACTTGGTTAACAGGCCAAGACCATGTGCTTTTTAATTTACCATCAACACTTGGTTGAAACACAAATGATCCTGCGTGACTATTAGTGTCACCAAAGCTAAACACAAGATTTCCACCTTCTGTTTTAACTTGGAAAATAGGTTCCTCGGAATGTGCATTGGCTTGAAACTTCATTTTTTGAATACTTGAGTTTGCTGGCTCAAATTCAATAGCCCATTCGGCACCTTTAAACTTAACAGTTTTAAGTCTATCGTTAATAATTTCGCTATTCATAAAACGATAGTCGTTTTGAAAGTCGCCAGTTTCGTTTTCAAAATGCAAACCTATTGGAAAGGTATCGTCATCTTTTGTAATAGATGCAACAGTAATTTTTGCATTTTCTTTATATTCTGGACACTTCAAGTGAATGTCTAGTTTATTTAGATTAGGCATACCAAATGTGCCTTCTAATCCATCTACTGGTGTATGAGTCTTGGCGTTAATGATCACTGAACGATCTTCAGCCATTGATTCGATATTTGTTTCTTTGCTTGTAGCAGAAATCTTAATTAAAGGAATGAATCCTAAACTATGTGTATGCGCTACTAGGTCTTGTAAAAAGTCTTTCATAATTTCTCCATGTTGTAGTATTATATAGGTTTTTTTGACAATGTCAAGGATTTTTCCTAACCTTTTTGTTATATTTTACTGCTGATTCCACCAATGTGTGTGATATTTGTAGTTTGTCAGCGTAATATATAAATGCACTTGTGTCTTTGGGAAAGCATGCTCCGCCAAATCCTCGTTCTCCGTCGAACCCTGGAACTAACATATGACTATTTCCAATTCTAGAATCATGTGTTAGTATTTGTCTAACAGCATCGTAGTCTGCGCCATTTAATTTACACATATCGTAAATCTGATTAAAGAACGCTACTTTGACACTTAAGAAACAATTAGTAGTATATTTGATCATGCTGGCTTCAACAATGCTGGTATTAAAAAACAATTTGCATTTAGGCAATGATTCTTGAAATAGTGTTTGCCAGAAGCCTTCATTGTCGACTCCACCTAAAACCATATATGTCTGATTAGCAAAGTCTTCATTGGCAGTAGCCGCACGTAAAAATTCTGGGCTATAAATGATCGTATGCTTGGGAAAGTCTGTTAATAACTTTTCTAAGTAGTCTGGACGCACTGTGCATTTGATTAACACAGGCATTGTTTCTGGAACTTGTTCCATTACTTGATAAATTTGACTAACATCACAATCACCTAATTCGGTGCTAGGTGTGCCCACGCAGATAATAATACCTTCGGCATTAGGAAAATCTTCTATTTTTGATGTGCTATATTTAGGATCAACAATACATAGATTGTTTTTATCTTGTAAGGCATTGCCTACAGCCTTGCCTACAAATCCGTATCCTGCAATTATAATTTGCTTCTTCATATTAAAACTCAAATAAACTATTAAATGTATTTTTTTCTTCTGTGCTTGAAATATCCCATTTCAAAACGCCAATTAAGTTATCTAACTTATTATCTATGATAGTATTTTCCATTTCTGCATCGTCGAATGGAAGGTCTTTAAACCATTGGGGCAGACGTAGTTCATCTACTGGGTAGGCTACGCTTGTGAATCCAATAGGGTTGGATTTTAATTTACAAACAATTACTTTTGCACCGTCTGTAATACTCATTGAATACTTGTCTTGGAACATGCGTTTTAGACTATTCCAATTAATACTAGCTCGGACATGACCAGGCATATTGGCCTTGCCTGCCTTGGCTTCCTTAGCTTGGTATTCTGTAACGTTATTAGCACGTTTAGGCGAACCTTTTTCCCATCCAGGTCGGGCTTTAAAGGTTGTTCTAAATTTTGTAATATGATCTAAAACTTCTTGCTCTTCTTTACCAGTAAGAACCATTTCTAAAACATCACTAAGAAAGTTTTGAATAAATTCCGGCGTATCACTACGTTTGAGATCCAGGCCCATGGCCTTTATCTTACCTGGTTTACCTTCAACATCGGTTCTCTTACCTTCTTTATCATAGTAAAGAACAGCATATCGTTTCTTAGTAATGAACAAGCCTTTGATAGCAACAATCTCACGACCGGCACGTATAACTTCACCACGTGACTTTGGACAATGAAATGTGTCTAACATAAACTGCGGAAATGTAGCATTAACTTCTTCCCCGATTTGATCATATAATCCAATAACAGTTTCTTTTGACCAAGGTATACTACCTGCGTCAATTTCTTTCTTTAAAGTTTTATATGCTGAAAAATAACAAGAGTCTGTATCACCATAGATAATTGCTTTACCTCTATAGTCATAATCACCTGTTATAATTTCATTTACTTTACCCGCCATATGCCGGACGATCTGACGTCCAGTGAGTGTGGTAGACTGACCAATTCTTTTATCGAAAAAGCGACACCCGCTATTAAGAATAGCGCCATACAGACTGTTAAGATTAATTTTCTTAACAAGTTGACGTTTGTCCCAATATTCTTCTTCAACTTTGTTTCCAGCTTTAATTGCATCTTTTAATTTGGCCTGCATTTCCTTGCGTTCTGCATACCACCTTTTCAATAGCCCTGGAATTATACCTTCATTTTCATGGGTGAAGATAGTCCCGTTCGCCGAAAGCATCCAAGGCTGATTGCTTTCGAAGATAAGTCTATAAACTTCTGCGGCACTTAACACATCACTATCTCCATTTTCCCAATCGATAGTAATGTCAGTGCCAATCTCTTGATTCATTACGGCTGTGTATTCTACACTACCAAACATACCTTCCCAAGCTGCCGCAAAGCTAGATCCCTTTGCTATCTTAGTTTCGATATATTCTTCAGTCATTGTTTGACGCAATTGGCCGATAATAGTTTCTGGACCCATGTTGAGCGCACGAATAGCACTAGGATACAGTGAATTAATATCTAGTGAGCCGATCCAATCATGAATACCTTCTTTAGGAACAGCTACATAAGCACCTGCGGCGTTGCTGTCTTCTCTATCGTCTTTGTTAATACGATTAGGAACAACAAATCCTCTACGATGTGCTTCATTAATAATAGCCTGCTCTGTTACAGCAACAGCGCCCATTGTAGTCTGTAACAATACTGTATTTTCATGGGCCAACGTATTGGCTAGATCCATGAACTTTAACTTCTTGTCTAAATCGTCAAGTAGTTTACAGTCATTGATGTTATATTCAACAAATGTCTTAAAGTCATTGTTGTATAATTGATCTAGTGTGCCTTCATACTGTGTCTTACGCTTGCCTAATTCATATTCAGCAATAGCATCCAATCGATAACTGTGACGTTCTTCATATGTATACTTACGATACAGTTCTAGGTAGTCTAGATGCACACGACCGATAAAGTCATATGTAACAGCATCCTTGCCGTATTTTTCATATTCACGACGTTTAGGAAATTGATCAAACAAGCAGAATCGTCTTGTATCTTCTTTGGACAAGGCTTTTGTTACTCTATTTGTAGTATATGGAACGTCAAATCCTTCTGAGTTCCAACCGCTTAAGATATCTGCGTCTTTGATAAGATCCAAAAACATATCTAACAGTTCTGCTTCGGACTCAAACAAATAAGTGTTAGGAAAGTCTTTGACCATTTCCTTTGCTTCTTCCATAGGAAGTTTCTTAGGAGGAATAGCCAAACACACCATAGTTTCTAACCATTGTAGGTAGACAGCAATCGCAGTAATTGGCATAAATGCATCGTCGGGCGATGCATAACCACGTTCTGGATCAAAGTCTACCTCAATATCAAAAAATGCTACATTTAATTTAGGAGCATCTTGATTTAGATAGTTTTCGCTTAGTGTAACAAAGATTGGGTTGATGTCAGCTTCAAATAATTGCTTACCTGAATTGATTGCTTGTTCTTTGCGTAATTCTTTTGTGTTCTTACATACAATCTTTGTAACGGGATCCCCGTAAATAGATTGATGTTTCCCTCTCGGGTCTTTAACGTAAAACGTGTGCTTGACAGGAATGTCACGGAACTCACGTTCACCTTTTTTATTGCGTTCGACAATTCTAATGATATCATTACTACGGTCGAACCATGCGTCTACATAACTCAAATTTTATTCTCCTATGCAATTTGTGGCTTGCAAATACCTGTGTAGTCACTTGTGGCTGACTAAACCCTATTATACAGTATTTATTCTCTAAGAGCAAGCTCTTATTAAAAACCTTTATACCCCAACGGCCATAATCTAGATGGCGGCCAAAAATCATTATTGCCTTTTGGTTTGTAATATGCTAATTTTAATTCACTAATAATTTCTTTAGTATCTATTTTAATTTTTTCTAACTGCTCAACCCATTGTAACTGCTCAGGGGGAGGACTTGCTAATCCTAATTTTGGCCTAAGGCATTCATTTAGCCAATGCATGTATTGTCTTGGACTTGGATGCATTTCCAAATAGCGTTGCCCAGGTTTTTGAGCATCGTTAAAATACCAATATAAGTCTGGAGTTCTAGCGGCATGAAGTGCAATAGGTTCTATCCAATGATCTGCATGCTCTTGCCAGATTCTCTCTAGGTAAGGAATAAATCGAGGACTATGATCTCTAATATCAATCGGAGCAGTATTACCTTTACCTTTGGTAAATTCTAAATCACTGCCTAATTTTGACCATTCGCTAATAGTAGTCATGAACCATTTGCATCCGGAAGATTTTAGTAGTTCCTGAACCATTATCATAGAATTTAAACTATGCATTACATACGCTGGTTCAAAGAAAAAGTCTCGCATCCAATTGTCTGTAAATACATCTCTATTACCGGGATAAAACATATTACCATAAGTTTTCCAACCTATGTTACTTTGTCTCTTTGGTGCTTCTGGATTAAAATAGTCATGACGAACATGACTAGTCCACTGAACTATAACTATATCTTCTGGAGTAAATCGATTCTTTACGTGGCATTCGGCAACACGTTCAGCAATACCTCTATTACCAATACCAGTGACTCCCCAGTTTTCGTATTCCTCAAACTCGAGACCTAGTAAATCACTCCAGGTAGGATAAAACTCATAGGCAGTATAACTACAGCCAAATGTAAACAGTCTAGCCATTTAAATGCGTTTTGTAATATCCAAGATTGCTTCAATTTCTTCCCAGTCTTCATTATACTGAGACCAGTCACCTTTGTGTGCAATCTTGATTGCTTTGTTAATAACACTTGGTTTGATTTGTAATTCTTCTGCAACTGCTTTAACAGTTTCTTTTAAGCCTTCTTGCAAGTCTTCAACTTCACGTAAGACTGTTGAGCCTTCGCTAATTAATCTTTCTAATTTGGCTTTTTCTTCAGCACCGTATGAACGTCCTGGCATATAATCTCCTATGTGACTTGACTATTGTATACTACTTAGTAGCAAATAGTCAAGCACTTAGGTTATTTGAATCTTGCCAACATGTCCTTTAGAATTGCAAGATCGTCTAGACTTTCTGCAAACTGAGTTGGATTTGATGCCGCACCTGCTCCGCCACCGTTTTTGTATATGTTTAAATCTGTCGTAGCAGGAGTTGCCGGAGCTGGTTGCGGAGCAGGAGTTGCTGGCGGTTGACCTCCAGCTGGTGCTCCGGCAGCAATTGCCGCTTTATTAGCATCTTGGAATGACATGCCGCCCAATGATGCCGCAGGAGTTGGTGCTTCTGCACTTTGTTGATCAGTAGCCAATTGGTCCTTGCCAACTTTTTCAAATTTATCTAAAGCAACACGAGCATTACCAGTTGCTTTGATCCATTCGTCTCCTTGCCATTCGTGGCTCATTAGATCTTTAATCTGTTGAGCTAGTGCATTACAGTCAACTGGATCACCACCTTTGTGTGGTCCAGGACCTGGCGTCGGAGCTGGGGGAGGTGTGTCTTTGCCACCAAATGCTAGACCAGCTAATGCACCGGCGCCCGTTGCGGCAGCGGCTGTTTTAAGAGGGTTTCTAGCAACTGCGGCACCTGTTTTTAATCCAGCTTTTTCAGCTCCAGACAGAGTTTTACTAGTTTGTGCTAATCTATCGGCAGCTCCGGGAACTGCTCTTGAACCTCTTAATGCGCTAGAAGCAAATTCGCCTGCACCTTTTAGACCTTGACCAATTAATTGGAAAGGATTTGCTTCATTAATTGTTACACTTCCTTCTTCAATACTTTCGTTAATGGCTGTAATTGTTAACAAGTCTGTAACGTAATTACCTTCAGAGTCTTGATAGTATCCATCTTCATCGACAAAATATTCAGTTTGCAAGTTTTCTTTGATAACTGATTTATTTTCAATTAATGCTAGACTTTCTTGCAGATCTTTCATTGTATCTGCTAGTGATTTTTTGCTTTCTTTAATGCCAGCTTTACCATATGTTTCTGGACCAGGTTGTCCATCTGCTGTAATACCTTGTTTTTGTTGCCATGCTTGCAATTTTTGTTTAGTTTCTGGCCCCATTAGGCCATCTGGTTTAGCACCGATCATTTTTTGCAATTGCATTAACTTAGAATCACCGCCGACTGCTGGATTACCACCTTGTTGTGCTGGAGCGTTCATATCAGGAGCTCCACTAAAAGGATCACCTGTTTTATTATAATCACGAGCCATATTAGCGGCATCTAGCCCCATCGAAGCGGCTGCTGTTAATGGACCACCTAGACTTAGCACAGCACTTAGCCCTGCCATGCCAGCGCCAACGTAGTCACCTTTCTTAGCACGATCTATGGCATCTAATGTTCCAACTACTAGACCAACACCGGGTAATACTTTAGAAAAGATTTTTGCACCTTTGGCTAACATAGTAGCTTTTTGTGCAGCCTTGCCAACGTCGGTTGCAACTGTAACGCCTGATTTTTCTAATTCTTTTGCAATAGGAGCTGCCGCTGGTGAACTAGTAGTTGGTGCTACTTTTGGCATTTGTCCTTGACCAGCAGATACTTTAGCACCTACTGTTCCCCTATCTGTTAATGGCTTGTTTTCAAGGCCTGCAAACGGATCTGCTTTTGCAGCCGCATCTCTAGCCACCGCACGACCTAATGGACTGTTAGCAGTTGGTGAAACTGGATCAGACGCTAGTTCGTCTAGAATACCAAAACTTGCCATTAGTGATTCAGCAATAAAACTTTCTTTAACCCCACCGCCGGCAGCAATCTGTTGTAGTTTAGCTTTTCCGCCGTAGCGAAGTATGTCATTAGGTTGACCATTATCTAGAATAGCCTTAGCTTCTTCAGCTGACGGTTGATAACCAGTGGTCTTTTGTAGTGGAACATCTGGCACTTGAGTGGCACCGGCTTTCTTACCTTGAGCAGTAATATTTGGATTGCCGACAGCGGCACCTCCTGCGGTATTTTGTCCACCGTGTGCTTCCCAACCTTGTTTTTTCATTGGATGCGGAGGAGGTGTAACAGGATTACCACCTTGCTGTCCGCAGTTAGCGTTTAACTGATCAACTAATGCATTTAACTGTGCAATGTCCTCTTCCGGACCTTTATCTTGATTTGGATTATGGATTGGATCAGTAGTAGGTCCAGGTGTAGGTGCTGGTGTAGGTGCCGGGGGATCTACTTGTCCGTCTGCAATTTGTTGTAATTTTTTTACATCAATTTTCAAAACATCTCTGCTTTGATCCCCAAATAAACCTTTTACTACTTCTTTGTCTGGAGTAATCTCTACGCCTGCGGCTCTGATAGAGTCGGCCCATTCTTTGCCAGACGGATACGATGTAATGTCTCTTTGATCTACATAAGTAGGAGCCGCTTCTCCGCCATTTTGACTAGCAATCATACTGTGTTTAAGAATACCCGTTTCGGCTTCAATATAAAAACCGTTAACCATACCAAGATCTCTTTTACTGCGAACCATGTTCTTTAATATTGATTGTGCGGCTTTTTGCTGTTCTTTTGATTTATACATCCTTTCAAAATCTGGTGTATATGCACCGGAAGTTTGTGCGTTAGTATTGGCAGTAGCAATCGTCGACGGTGCGTCTGCTTCAATTAAATCCATTTTGGCAATTAAATCTTTTAAATTCATTTTCTTTTCCTATTAGCTAGCACACGTTCAGCAATTTGTTGGCTATACATGCGGATGCGCTGTTCGCGAATTGCCTCTTCTTCTGCTTCTTCCTCTTCAACCGTTTCCATATAATTACGCATTAATGAAGGGCGCTTAACAGTTTCTTCTTTAGGCTTTTGATAATGTTGCATTGCCATTTGCACAGGCAAAGAAACTTTGTGTGGAGTTGTTCCTTCTTTCAATACTTGGACACTTGCATTTTTATCTACAATAGATAAAAATTTAGCCATGTCATTAGCGCCTACTACAGGCTTTGTAGCAACACTATCGACAGCCTGTAATATGCGCTTCATGTCCATGGAATTATCCTAGCAAATGTTTTGTCAATTCTTTAAGACGACTAACTTCTGCTGACTCTGCTAATACTGGTGCAGTAGTTTCTACGCTTTCTTTAGCGGCATTTTTCCACATAGCGGCAGCGGCAATCTTCTTGCCTTTTTCTCCACCACCAGCGGCTTTGGCTACTTTGTCAAAACTCTTACCTGGTTTACCGATATCTCCACCTGATTTAGCTTTTTTAACTAGACTAGATTTTTCACCTTTGCTCATACCAGCACTTGGCTTTGCACTTTCGTCATACTTGTCGTATTTGTCGCGAACTTTGTCTAAGTCTTTACCTTCTTTACCAGCTTTAGCAAGAGCCTTCATTCCTTCTTTGCCATACTTCATCATACCTTTAGCGGCACGACTCATTGTTTTTTCTTCAGCTTCTTTAAAAGGATGACCTGCTTTGGCAGCGGCTTTGGCACGTGAACCCCATACTTCGTCTTTAGGGCTTTCTACTTTGCCATCACCGTCATAATCTTTACCAGCTTTTTTCTTAGCTTCACCTAGTTCATGTTCTGTCTTCTTAACTTTCTTATCGTTATCTCTGACAGCTTTTTTCATAGGTTCTTTTTTGTTACCATCTTTATCCATGTCTAGGAAATCAGGCTTGGCAGCTTCTTGCATTGGAGCTGTTAGTGTTGGAGCTCCGGCTGTGTAACACTCATAAGCCGCACCGTGATTAACGTGTGGGTGAGAGTGCATGCAATTGCCGTTAGGAGCATGACTAATACTTCCACCTGACTCTTCGCAGGCTTCTTTATGGTGCATAGCCATTTCTAAGTTACCTGCTTTGTGATGCTTGGCGTATTCAACAGCATGGATGTGAGCTTTCTGACCAGCAGTCATCTTAGCTTCGTCCATCTTTTTCTTTTTAGCACGTAATGTGGCTAGGTCGCTGGCTTCAATTTTACCATCATGATCTGCATCGATCTTTTCTTGTTTACCTGGAAGATCTTTTTTAGCTTCGTTAGTTGTTTTAACTCCGCCTTTCATGATAGTCTGCTTGCCTGGATTAGCTTTGCCCCATGCTTTGGATTCTTTCTCGTCAGCTTTATCCATGGCCTTCTCGCCTTTCTTTTCAGCGGCAGAGCGTGACTTAACTTTGCTAGCTACTTCGGCGTGTGGCTCATCACTAAAACGATCTGGATTATGTGAATGACGTAAGCCAGTCTTAGTGCGAGTAATTTCGCCACCAGTTGATGATTTTTCTTCGTCAACTTTTTGTGCTTGAGCTTTCTTTAGCTCTTTCATTTTAGCTTTAGCTTCATTTAAACGATTTTCTAAAGCAACACGTTGACCTTCACTTAGTTGAGGATTTTTTAATACGTTTGTAAATTCGTTGAATTTAGTTTCGTAACCTAAATAGTGATAGACACTGGCTAGTGCATCAGTTGCCTTGTTAATTTTATCTTGAACCCAAGGCTCTAATGCTACATTTTCTTGTAGCTGTTCACTCAACTTTGTTGAGTAGCTTGCTGATTTTAGCAAACTAGCAATGGCCTTATTGGTTGAATTATTCTGCATGGTAAACTCCGTTATCTTTATGTATTTAGCGTCTTTTGATGCTTCCGCCACCGAATAGATTAGGTTCATCTAATCCATTTTTAGCAGTGCCATCTTTGTTTTTTCTTTGGACAATTTTAGGAGGTTTAGGTGCTTTAGTTCCTGATTTTCCAGGGCTTCCTGTATAACCTTTATTTCCTATATTCTTTTTACCTATAGCTATTTGAGGACTTACAACTGTTCCTACGTTAGCTGAACTTGTAGCACCAGCACTTGCTGATTCTTCTAACTCGCTAGTGGCTACTACTTCGGCAACTGTAGTTAAATGATCATTAGCTGTAGTGATATAACTGTATTCCCAGGTGTCAAGTTGACGACCTTGTTGTAGCATGTTATAAATCTTTTTAACATTGTTAGCGATGTTTTTAAGTTCGCCCATGGCCATTTCGTCCATACGCTCACCTTGATCATGATCTTCTGCTACATTTTGTTTTAATCTGTGTTTGATACTATTAATACGCTGTGCTAGACTATGATGTTTGGTATACACACTATGATCATCGCTATATTGATAGTAAGGATCAAATTGAGCTTCTAAATGTCCTAATTCTTGTTCTAATTTGTGTCTTTCTTCGTGACTTAATTCTTTAGGCGTTGGAGCAGGCATACTAAGACGGCGTCCACGTTCTTCGGCATCTTTACGACGTAATTCGTCATGTTCCGGATCACCGTGAACTCTTAGATTTTTAAACTTAGGATTATTCTTTTGTAAATCTTTAAAGAAATTGACCATGTCATTTTCGTTTACTAAATCGTTAATTTTCATTTTTTTATTCCTCTGTATCCAGTGCCTACAGCACGTTCGCCATTCATAAACTTGGGCAAACTAAACCACAACTTGAACCATTCTTCAGTCCCAGGTTGTATGTTTTGCTCTCGCATAATCTTGGCTTTTTCTGTGCCAGTTATACTTATGTTGCTACCGCCGTATGGTTGTAGGCCTTTAAACTCGTTAATGCCTGCTAACTTTTTAAGACGTGCTATTTCATCCATTATTTCAAACTTGCTCTTAGCATCCAGCTATGCTTCTTATGTGCATCTTGACGATCAGCTAAAAAGTTACTTAAACCATGATCACCATGTTGTTCTGCCATATCAAATGTAAAACGGAATATGTTAGCCATTTTTTCACTGTCTGCTAGTAATTCACTTAACATTCCATGGAAGTCTGGAACTTCATTTTCGTCTTCAACTTTAGAAAGCATACTAAATTTTTGTAAACTGGCGGGAGTATAAATTTGCAAAGCTCTAAGTTGTTCGGCAAAGGTATCTATACTTTCGTATACTTCGTTGTATATTCTTTCATACATTAAATGCTGTTGATAAAATAACGGACCTTCAGTATTCCAATGAAAGTTTTGTGCCTTTAATGCAAATGCATACTCACTGGCAAATGCTGTCTTAAGTGCTAGATGATATTTCTCGTCCATATTAAATTCCGTGTTGATTTTTTGGATGCTTGGCTACAGGGCTCACTTTATGAGTATCATCTGGTTCAGCACTTTTTGCCCACGGCAATACTTGATGGTGTTCTGTAGGAATAGCCTTACGAGCTTGTTTATACATATTATGTTCTACTTCTGTATAAGGATGTTGTGTCCAATATGGTCCCATCCAACTTTCATGATCTATGTCTATTTTATCTTTACTGCCATCGGCCATAGCTAATGCTAATCCTGTGCGCAACTGATGGTAGCTAGGATAATAACCACCGGGATCTCTATCCTTACTGACGCCTTGATGAACAGCGTCGTGGTGTGGATGATGTTTGCCAGTTCTTTCAACAATAAAATCTTTAGCTCTCATTATACACCGTATTGATTCTTTTTAGGTTTAGCTACAGGACTAATTTTGTATGTGTCGTGTGCTTCATCGCTAATACCATCACTTAATTTTGTTATAGCACCGGCATTCATGGTCTTAGCTGCCGCTTTGACTTTTTCTAATTCTGCATCGGTATAGGCAGTAATTAATGGATCACCACTCATAGCGCCTGCTGTAGGCATATCAGGGTTGGCCATAGCAAGACCAAATCTATACTGCATATATGGACTTCCGTTGGCTTTGTTCATACTAATATTAGGAATACTCATTGCGTTTTTAATTGCAGATAATTGTGAGTGGTGAAGCTTTTCACCACCTTTGCCGGCCCAAGGCACATCCTCTGCTAGTTGTTTACGCATAAATTCTTGTGCTCGCATTTCTCTTATCCTATTATTAATATATTTAACCGACTGCTCCATCTGATGGAATTTAGCACCAGTGTCTGCCCATTGCCCACCTAGGCTGGTTTGCATACCGGGCTGATTTTGTCCTAAATTTTCAGGAGTAGCTTTTTCTTTCTTGGCCTTTTTGACTTTTTCAGGATGTGCGCCTACTGCGGCAACTACAGTATCAAAATAGTGTTGACCATTTACTTCTAAATTAGGATCAGTCCCGGCTGCTTGATAAAAAGCGTCCATGTCTCCTGCACGAGCGGCAGTTCTTAATGCAGTTGCGCTACTAACACGGGGGCTTGGCACATGAATAATTTTAGCAAAGTTAAAATAACCATGATTGCTTTCTTTGCCATTATAATCGTTTAGAAGTTTTCCACTCCATGCCCAGTCAGTTTCGTCAGTAACGTAGGCAATAGTTGCTCCGTCACCTACTTCTTTATAAATTCTAGCCGCTAGAGTTACAATACTTGTTTCACCCAGGATATGACCAGCAACATCGGGATCAATTGCAGTCATCCATGCAGTTTTTGTATTAAAGTCTAATGGATCGTTTGGCCCAATAGTAGTTGGATTAGTTCCAATATACCAATGTTGCCCAGCATGTTTAACTGCTTCCCATACTTTAGCATGTCCTTGATGTGGAGGATTAAAGCGACCGAAACAAAATGCTACGGTTGCTTTGTGGTGTGTTGCTTCAAATAACTCTCTTAAATTCATTTTGCTATTCCAGGAGCCCAACTTGTGGGAACAATTTTGATGTTACCATATTTATGCTGTTTCTGAGCATAACGAACATGGCCTTCGCCATGTGTGTCCCATATTTCTTTACGTGGTTGTGATTGAATAGCGGCATCTACAGTATCTTTCATGTTGCGGATACCTTTGATTAAGAAGAATATAGCGTCTAATCCGCCAGGATGTGCCTGTGTCATTGCAATAATGTGTTGCTGTTTCTTAGCACTAACACCTTTCTTAGTCATCCAATCAACAAATGTGTTACCTGAAATAGAATTAAAATCTTGTTTACCTGTAGCGTGTAAATTGCTCATTTGATTAAAGAAAGGATAAAATATTCCATTCTTATCTGGATCAGGCAAGCTGTTCATAAATCCATCTATAACTGCGGCATGTTGATTAGTATATTCAATCATGCTGTCAATGGCACTAGTATCAATTGCAGGAGCTTCATCTGTATAGATTGGGCCTTGCACAATTAAGTTAGCTGTTTGATTAAACTCGCTAAAATCATCCTTTGGAACTTGTTCTCTATCACTGGCGCCAAACGATGGAAATGTAGCATGTCCTACTACCATTACCTGTGCGCTAGCTATACGTTTACCTAAATCACTAGCGGCATCGACGTGATAGGTTGTGTGCGAAAGAGGATTAGGACTAAATTCCCATACACCTGCTGGATATTCTTCAGTAGGTTGCGTTAGTCTTTTAGGATTAGCCGGCTCAACTCCGAATAAGTTATCAGCATATACAAATCCTACAAAGTTTTTAGGAGTAGCGGCATCGAATAGGGGATATAAGTTTGCAAAGTTTGTAGCAAACTGATTGCGTTTTTCTTGCTCTTCGGGTGTCTTTACCTTGCCACTCTGATTGGCAATAAAATCATAAACGTCATGAGCATTATCAGATTTAACACCACGTGCCCATTGATTATGTCCTGCCAAAATTAAAGGACCGTTTTTAGTTTCACGGCCCCAATATACTTGAGGGTTACCATCCCACTTTCGTCTTATGGTAGTCTTACCTGGTTTTTCTTCTGCGATTTCTTTAAAATGCTGTAGTGCTTCTAATGTGCCAGCGGAACCTTTAAAGAATACTAAATGTTCTGGGTGGTTAAATGGTCGGCCGTAGCGTTCCATTGAATCATCTTCACTAGGTGCTTTAGCTTCGCTGTAAAATAGCTCCCTTAGTAACACAATTAATCCTTATATTTGCCTTCGGCATGATGCTTTTTAAAGTCTTCGTGTAGTTTTTCACATACTTCTGCAAATAGTTGATCATCAAGTTCTTCAGGAAGTTCGCGAATAGGAAATTTTTTAATATAATTTTTGTAACTTTCTTTTACGGCATCTGCAAATATCTTAGGGCTGATTGTTTTTTTAGCTTCTAGTCTATCTAAACATCTTGCTACTGATGGGAATACATGTCTACGATATGTGTCATCATCATCGTGCATAAAAAAAGCTAGGTCTTCGATTAGGTCGTAATCAATCTTATGTCCGCCAGTTTCGTCCTTTGAGACGAATTTTGCATCATCAAAATGTCTATGTTTATTTTCTAATAATTCTCTTATACGCATTTTTTGAGCCCTAAATTATACAGCCGCAGATAAACTGCGGATATACTATTTATCGGAAATGTTACACTTTGGTTGATGGCTTGACAATGCGTTCTATCTTGCTTATAGAACCGCCTAGGTGCATTTTAGCCATGAGCAACACATTATCACCTTTGACATAAAAATGTGTTCCTCCCCAACTGCGTGGGCGTTCTAGCTCTCTGATGCAACTTTTAGTTAAGCGTAGTTTATCCATAGCACTAGCCCATTCAATAAATTCAGGATGACTCTTGGTTGTTTTACCAAGAGTTATTCTGTAATCAAATGGCATTTTAGGCATAACAACTGTGCCTACTTCTAGCGAAGAATCTGGACTGCTTACATACTTAACATTGTCTTCATTAAGTTTAATTAGATAATTGATGTCTTTAACATTGTTAGTATAAATGCTAACCCAAGGACTTTCTACACGAATGTCATAGTCTTCCATTTTAGCAATGTAATTTGCTAGTTTAGAAGCATATCCAGAATCATCCTTTTTAGCCTTCATAAAAGTCTTTGCGCCAGGCTTCAGTAACGATGTTAAAACACCTTCTGCACCATTACGAAAAAGGCCAGCATTACTAGTTACCAGCACAATTTTGTGCTGGTATTTTCCTCTAAATAAACTTTTAGTTGTTTTGTAAAACATCTTCTTTATTTTCGATTGCTAGTAATGGAGTCTTGGGTAACTTGGGTTTAGTTATTAACGCAATCTTATTTTCTTCAATTGTGATAGTTAACCAGCCACCGTTCTTAAGATCTCCAAACAACATTAAACGAGCAAGGTCACGTTTAATTTCCTTGTCAATTACACGTTGTAGAGGACGAGCACCCATCTTAGAATCAAATCCTTTTTCAAGCAACCAATTAATAGCTTCTTTATCTATTTTGATACGGATGCCTTTTTCTTTAACCTGTTCACGTAATTCGTCGACAAATTTGTTTACAATTTTAATCATTGTTTCTTTGCCTAGTTTGTTAAACGTAACAACACCATCTAAACGATTACGGAATTCCGGAGTTAGGAACTTCTTCAAGTCTGCATCGCTATAGTCCTTTTCTTGCCCGCCGAACCCAATTGCGTTTTTCTCAGCTGATTGAGCGCCAGCATTGGTAGTAAGAATAAGAATTAAATTACGGCAATCTGCTTTCTTACCGTTACTTCCGGTAATAAAACCATTGTCCATTACTTGTAGCAATACTGTCATGACATCTGGATGTGCTTTTTCAATTTCGTCTAACAACAATACTGCATTAGGTGACTCTTGAATACTGGTAATTAGTTGTCCGGCATTTTCTTCAAAGCCAACATAACCTGGAGGGCTACCGATTAATTTAGAGATACTATGTTTCTCTTGATATTCACTCATGTCAAAACGTAGAAGTTTGACACCTAAGTTTTTAGCCAATGCTTTAGCAGTTTCAGTTTTACCAGTTCCAGTTGGGCCCATGAATACAAATGATCCAATAGGTTTAGTTGGACTCTTTAGACCTGCTTGAGCTACAAAAATCTTATCAACAATTTCTTGGATAGCAATATCTTGACCGTAGACTTCTGTTTCGATACGTGTTTGTAAAGATACTAAGTTTTCACTTTCTTGCTCTGCAATTTGTTCTTCTGGCATATTGACCATTTTAGCAAGTTCAAATTGAATTTCACGTTCACCGATGATACGCTCATCCGCAAGTTTCAAATTAAAACGTGAGCATGCTACGTCGATTAAGTCAATGGCTTTATCTGGAAGCTTCTTATCTGTTTGATACTTAACTGACAATTTAATAGATGCTTGTAGTGCATCATCACGAATCTTAACATTATGAAATCCTTCGTAGTATTTTTTAATACCTTTAAGAATTTGTAATGTCATTTCTTCAGTAGGCTCGTCGACTGTAATACGTTGGAAGCGGCGCATCAACGCACGATCCTTCTCGAAATGCTTACGGTATTCTTCCCAAGTAGTGCTGGCTACAACTTTAATATTACCTTTACTCAATGCAGGCTTCATCATATTAGACAAATCATTAGCCCCATTGCTAGCACTTCCGGCACCGCTAATCATGTGAGCTTCATCGATGAACAATACAGTCTTGCCTTTTTTGGTAAGCCCTTTGAGCACTAATTTAAATCGTTCTTCGAAGTCACCACGGTATTTGCTACCAGCTAGCATTGCACTGATATCTAAATTAAATACCGTGTAATCTTTTAAGAATTCAGGAACTGCACCTTTAACAATGTTATATGCAAGACCTTCTGCAATAGCAGTCTTACCTACACCAGGGTCGCCTACGAGAATAACGTTGTTCTTGCTACGACGACCTAATGCCAGACTAATATTTTCTAATTCATCAATACGACCAATAACTGGATCAATTTTATTTTTCTTAACTTGATCATTAAGATTAGTTGTATATGACGCAAGTGCTTTTGCGCTAGAACTATCTTGTTGGTCTTCTTCGATCTCATCACTATTGCTGTTGATGTAATCTGAAAACTTATCTTTGTCAATATTTGCCTGCGCAATATAAAAATTAGCCCAAGATTTCTTTTCACCCATCATGGCTAAAAAGACATCTGTGGCTTCGATTCGTTGACGTCCGTTAAATAACACCTGTGTAAACGCACGATTAAGAATACGCTCTACACTTTGTGTCTTTTTAGGTTTAACAACTACGTCTTCAATGGTAATTTCTTTACTCTTGTTATATACATAGTTTTTAACATTATCTTTAAGGTTACTAGCATCTGCACCATAACCGGTAACACACTTGTTAAATCCATCATCTTCGAGCATTGATAAAAGCAAATGCTCAATAGTGAGATATTCGTGATGCAGTTTTTTGGCTGTTTCAATAGCACGTTCGAAAACTGCTTGCAGATTATCACTTGGTTCGACCATCATACATCCTTATGTTATTATATTTTTTATTATACAGCAATCTAAACTATATTTAAATTATTTTGGTAATTTATTAATAATATCGTTTAGTCTCTTTAGTTCGTTTAGAATATTTTGGTCGTTTATTACAGGAGTTCTTAGGTTAACTACAGTTACAAATCTTCCTACTCTACCAGTATGAACATTTTTAAATCCCTGTCCGTGTGATGCAAATTCAGTTCCAGCTTCAACACCTGCTCTAATTTCTAACTCAAGTTCTTGGCCAGCAATATTTTTTACTTTCTTTTTGCATCCAATCATAGCTTCAATTGGGGTAATATGGATTGTAGTGTAAAGGTCATCGCCTTCTCTTCGGTAGTTAGGATCAGGCAATACAACAATAGTAACATTAAGGTTACCTCGAGGCATATGAGGAATAGAATCGTCGCCAAGCCCATTGTATCTAATAGTGTCTCCGTGAACCATACCAGCTGGCACATCAATTACTACAGTTTGTGTTCGACCGCTAGGTAACTGATAATTTGCTTCAAGGTGTTTACCAGCAAATGAATCTAATAGCGTTATTTGGCATTGGATATTTAAATCCCTATTTCTTCGTTGTCCGCCAGTTCGCATTTGCGCAAAAATATCACCGAATGGGTGTCCTTGTGGAAACATATTACCAAATGGATCGAATCCGCCGCCAGTATTAAAGTGGAATTGCGGACCACCGCCGAATTGTCGTTGTTGATCATATTCGGCACGTTTTTGGTCATTGCTTAGTGTATCGTATGCTACACTGATATCTTTAAACTTGGCTTGATCTCCGCCTTTATCGGGATGATGTTTATTAGCCAAGCTTCTATATGCTTTTTTAATTTCGTCTGGACTAGCACCTTCGCTAACCCCTAGTATCTTGTAATAATCAGTCATAAAAACAGGCCCCATCTAATATAGTAATTATACTATCTTAAAAGGAGCCTGTCAAGTTTTTGGTTTACTTTTTCTTAGCTGGTGCAGTATCTGGTTTTGTGCCTTCTACTTTAGTGCCTTCTGCTTTCTTGTGATGCTTAACTTCTTTTTTAGCAGGAGCTTTGGCTTTTTCCGCTGCCATAGCTGTTGACGCAAACATTGCTACGATTAATAATACTAATAATTTTTTCATTTGTTTTCCTTAACTTACAATAATTGTTGCAAAAGCTGAAGATCCACCATTTGCTTGGTATGTTCCTGGATGCTCATCTGCATAGATCCATTGAAATCTTCCAGCAATTGGAAATGTAACAGTAGTTACACTTGGCACGTTTATTGTGCCGGATGGTGCATTGGCACCTTTTACTTTACCAGAACCAGCTGGACCTTCTAAAATAAATTGAGAAGTTTCGCCTGCTTTAATCATAGGCGGATTCCAATATGCGTTTACTAATGACATTTAAATTTCTCCTTACAGTGGGGGTTGAGCATCTTGTGGGATTACTTTTTGCCCCTTTGCATTTACTGTTGGAGTATTTATGCTCATTGCTGGGCTTGTTGCAGTTGAATCGAATCCACTCGGCGCTGTTGGAGGTGTGCTTCCAAAGCCGCCTCCGCCAAAGTTACTTGGTGCTGGTGTAAAACCGCCGGTCGAGGAACCGAATCCTCTTGCCGCAGGTGCGCCAAATGCTGGAGCCCCGCCTGGTTGCGAGCCATATCCGCCATTATTCATCCCTCCAAATCCGCCTGTGCTCATGCTGTTACCCAACGGCATGCTTCCAAATCCGCCAGCAACATTTCCAGTCATATTAACATTTTGTGTTGATGTTGATGAGGTAGATGTTGGATTTGCGGCTGTTCCTGCTAGTTTTTCTTGTGTGCGACCAAATGCTGAAATACCTAATACGGCACCCATTGCAATGTGAAACAGCCCAGCGCCTTGTAATGTTAAAGGATTCCATTGTGTAATAGGCACATGATTAATACCTTGCCATAGCGCCCATAATACTGGAAATACTATCATGTCAGCCATACAGATTAACATATACATCCAGCCCATTGCCGGACGCCATAGTTTTTGCATCCACTCTGCACTGCCACCACTGTCTTTTTCTTGTTCGTCTGCCATTTAGTTCGCCCCTTACATTATATGCTATTATTTATCACCTATTAACTCATTTTTATGTTGGTCAATAAATTCTAGCATACGTTCTTTTTTATGTTGTTCCCTAGCGGCTCTGTAATCATCACTAACCCGGGGTATAATTCCGGTTCCTAATTCTGGATATCGTTCTATACGATTTTGTATGATAACCGCAAATGTTCCAGCCAACACAAATATACCGGCCAACATTGAAGCCCCTAACCATGCTTCGTCTCTTAATGCTTTCATACGAGCCGCACGTCTTTTAGCAATCACTGCTTCGGCACGCATTTTTTTAGTAAGAAGGACTTTTTGTTGCTCTCCCATGATTTTCATCATTTCACTAACATCAGTCCAAAGGGCACCTAGTTCTGGCGGAGCTTGGTAAACCATCATTTCACGTAGTTCAACTTTCATTTGTTCAAGTTGCTTTTTCATAATGACAAGTTGTAGTGCTCTACGTCCTAAACTGTCATCGCCCTCGTATATTTCTTCACGAGCTTTACGTTCTTCTTCTTCGATAACGGCCATACACTTGTTCATGTTGTCGAAAAAGTCACCGAGGTAGTTAGCTAACTGTTGATAAATGCCAGCAGTTTCGCCTTGTTGCTTATTAAGTTCAATAACACGATTTTTTTCCTCTATGTAGGCATTCTTTTGTGCTACAGTAGCAGGTTTATCTTTGTGATTATTATGGAATTGATCATCAAGATCTTTTAAAACACCTTTGATGTCGCCGGCTGCACCTTTGATGTCTTTATAAAGCTGGCACCCTTTCTTAACTGCGGCAACCGCAGTGTTTGCCATCGCAAAGAGGGTAATAGGATCCAATTATGCTCGCTCCATAATAGTATACTATTATTTAAACAGAGCGAGCTATGAATTAAGTAGTGTGTTAATTAAAAGAATTGAAATAAGCCCTGCGCTGATAGCAGGATACCTAGACCGGCAACAAAAAAACTGCCCCAAAACATGCTCATACTTACTGCTAGAATACTTGCAGATAGCACAACAATGCTCAATTGATATAGTGTGCTAGCATAACCGATCCATGGACTTTTCTTTTTAGCTTGATCACGTTCGTCTTCTAGCTTACGAGCTTTAGCCATTAGCTCTACTTTACCTTCACCTGTTGCTGGATCACTTTCGTAACGAGCAATTTTAGCTTTTAGTTGTTCAGCTTTTTTATCGTCCTTACGAACAAGTGCGTCATCTAAACTTTGTTCTGCTAACATTTGTTTAATACTCTTAGCTTCGTAAAATTGCCAAACATCATTAGCGGCAATAGTGTTATTAAGTGTTGTGCTTGATAATTTGCCACCATACCACGAATTAACTGCAAGGAATAGTGCAAATATGCTGATAACCATACCTGCTTTATCTTTTAGTTTTGCTTCGCGTTCTGAGCGAGATCCTACTGGCGGTTTAACTGCATTTGGATCTTTGGGTTGCTTTGTGATTAAATTTAAAACTGAGTCAATTAGTGCCATATTCGCTCCTACATAATATGCTAGTATTTATTTGATGCTATTAAATATTTTCTGTTGAGTGTTATACCAGTTTATCCAGCTATCTACATTGTCTTTACAACTATAGTATGCTTGATAATTACCAGTTACGCTGTCCACAACATCGCTTAATTTGGTTGTTGTTGGATCTACAGTTCCTAAATCTGGGCAAGCAGTTAGCATATCCTTAGGAACTTCTGGAAAAGTTTCTTTACCGTGCGGAGTAGATGCACATCCTACTAGTGATAGAATAGCAATGGCTAGCAATATTTTTTTCATTTGTTAACCTCTACTGTAACAGATCCAGCAGTATATGGATTTTTGGCAGCTTCGTTAATAAGTTTAGGAACTACTGGGTCTAACTTACACTCTGCATTAATTTGTTTTTCAACTTCTCTAACACGCTCATGAACTTGTGCATAATACTCTACACGCACTTTTTGTTTTTGTTTTCTAACAGCATCTAATTTAGCATTAGCATCTTTGCTAGCCGCTTCTGCTTTATCTATTTGTGCTTGTTGTTCTTCAACTTTTTTACGCCAAGACATTTCGGTATCGTAGCTACCATAAAAGTATACACCTGCAATAATTAAAACTGTTGCTAATATTCTAGCAGGTTCTTTAAGAGGTAATAAATTAGGGAAGAAATGTAATAAAGGTATAACCAAATAAGTTAGCACACCAATACCAATTACTCCTAAAATAACTAAATGTAAAAAGCTATCAGGAATAAAACTTAACATCCACATAACTTATCCTTGTAGAATTTGATGAGCTTGTGCAGTATGTTGCTGACGTTCTTGTAAACCTAAAGTTCCACCATTGATCTTTTTAGTTAATCCTACAACATCTCCGTTGTCAGCTAGCGCATTAAGATTGTTACTTTCCCAGAACCAGCAAGCGGACTGCACAGCACCTTCAAATGTTGCTAGGAAATCTGGAATTTCTTCAACAGGTGTATCGATACTTTGAGCAAAACGGCTGTAGTTATCTTTACCAGTAATCTGAATTAAACCACGACCGCAATAACGCCAACCGTCACCTGATGATTCTGGACCGTTACCCATACGATTTGCATAGGCTCTGTTGGCAATTTGTTCTGGATGATGGCCGTATTGCTGTGCTATTTCAGGTGTTGGAAAGTAATGTGGCCATACTTTCATCAATGTTTCTGGTTTGTAGTTTAGATTTTCTGTTAGTGCCTTATATCCTGCACTTTCTACCATAGTCTGCCCTAGAAAGCAAGCCACACGCTCTGGGGTATTAATATCGTAATCAGGTAATATTTTGCACAATGCTTCGTGCCAATGTTCGCTGTATGGGTTATTTTGTAGAATTGCTGTGCATTTCTCTACGCTAAAATCAAATGTAAATCCGTCTGCCATTATAGTATCCTTTCTAATGCTACAGCCCAGTTCTTGTTTTCAAAAACAAATGTTTTATCTATCTTTGTAATATTGTAATTACCGATAATTTTTGTTAAGAACATGACTTCAGCCATATCCTTGCTTTCTAATACAATTGGACCCTTAACATTGTTATATATGTCTTTCTTTAAACCACTGTCTATCACTTTGAACGATACAGCACCGCTGTAAGGACGTTTAAAGGTAATGCTTTCGTCTAACAATTTAATTTCGTCAGCATAACTATTGCTGAAAAATTCTTGAAAATTATCTAATTTGTTTTCTTCGGTTGCTAGTAAGTATTCATCTTTATCAGCTGGAATAGTGTTTCTTAGATTTTTTTCAGTTGCTTCTTTGCTTTTAAAACTTTTGAAATAGCGAAAACGCATTTCTTGACCACCAGTTAATTTAGATATCCCGTCAAGTAATTCCATTAACTGTTTAGATATATGTTTACTTCTTTCAATTTCTACAAATACTTTAAAAACACCATCGTCTGTTTCTCCAGTGCTAGTATCTGCATCGATTACAAATTCGTAACCCATCTCAATGAAGTTTTCTAAATCTTTGGCTGCCTCTTCGTTTTCTACTGTAAAACTTACAACAACGATATCTGCATCGTTGCCTATCTTACTTTTAAAACTATCAACTTCAAAAACATCTTTAATTAAGTGTCTAAGGTCAGCTGGCTGTAAACTTTCATTAATCATTATGAGTCCTTAAACTGTTGGGGCTGGACTAGATCCTGCTGCCGGTGCAGCCGGTGCACCACCCATAGGTGCGGCTCCAGTATTACTTGCTGGCATAGGACCGCTAGTAACTGCACTACCTGCTGGCGGTTTAGTGCTAGGACCTTCTGCTGACAAGTTTTCAGTTTTCATTTTATCCATGTAGCCTCTGTAAATATCAAAGGCTACTTGCTTAGGCATCTGTATTTCTACAATCCAAATTGGTTTACGATCTAATTTGCCCTTTTTAGTTCCTGGGCGTATATCACTTGGCTTTTTAATTTTGCGGGGTTCTAGCAAATGGCTCTTTTGATAAGATACTTTGCAACCCATTTCTGTTAGTCGTTTAGCGGCCACTGGGTTTGGCATCTTCTTTTCTTCCCACATAAAGCCTGCTGTAATCCAATGACGGTCTACACGAGGACCATAGGCTAGTTCACCGTCTTCCCAGTTTTCATAAACATACATATCCATTTGATCTAATACACGTTCAAAGTCTTTTAAGACAGCTAAACTGGTATTATTTTCATATAAATCGTCTATATTTTTAATTACATCTAAAATGTCGTGGTGCATGCTAAGTCCTAGATTATTCTATACTTATTTAGCTGGTTTGAAATCATAACATAACAGTTTATATTTCTGTAGATTCGTTAAATAATAGTGTAGGACCTCTGTAGTTATCAAAGGCGGTCACTACAAGTCTTACTTTTTCATAAAAGTAGGAGCAACTTTAATGAGTAAACAACGAGTGAAAAAGCGTTTTACATCAGAAGTTAATATCATTGATTTCCAGCCGTATCTTCCGGCAAAAAAGCAACGTGTGTCAATTCAGGCACGTAATGCTAATCAGAAATTATATCTCACTAAACTATACGAGGAATCCACTAGCATCGTGCTTGCTATTGGACCAGCTGGCACGGGTAAAACCATGTTAGCTGTGCAATTTGGTGTTAAATTATTTCAGGAAGGCAAGGTTGATAAAATCATTGTGACAAGACCCGCCGTGTCCGTAGATGAGGATTTAGGATTTTTACCAGGTGACTTAAACGAAAAGATGGCACCTTGGACAAGACCTATATTCGATGTCTTGGGCGAATACTATCAAACTAAAGAAATAGCAAAAATGCTAGAGGAAGGTGTTATTGAAATAAGTCCATTGGCCTATATGCGTGGCCGCACATTTAAGAACGCATATATAGTTGCAGATGAAATGCAAAATGCTACAATAAATCAAATGAAAATGTTACTGACTCGCTTGGGCGAAGGTAGTAAGATGGTCGTTACAGGTGATTTAGCACAAGCAGACCGATTGAGCGATAATGGTCTAATTGACTTTTGCAATTTACTCGAACAAAAAGAATACTTGGAACATATCGATATTATTCGATTTGACGCCAAAGACATCGAACGCCATAATGCCGTGAAGGAGGTGTTAGCGGTTTATGGAGAATGATATGATGTCATGAAAAAGGGCCCTTAGGGCCCTTTTTTTATAGGTAGTTTAATCTAATCAGTGTTGCTGATAAATTAATCTCTGGATCAATACACATTGGATGATCGACCATACCTTGTTTAACAATAAGAATTGCTTTGTCCGGATCTTTAAATAGTTCTGAATTATTATAAAGCCAAGTATAAATTTCACCAATTTCTTCCGGTCTAGCCTTGCTACATACTAGTTTACGAGCTTCTGTAATTTTACCAGCTTTAAATAATTCAATCATTTCATACTTGTAGTCTAGTGTGCCAGTATCTTCTTTCTGGGGACTATGCAATTGATTATCGCTAGTATTTTGTTGTAAAAGATTGATACATTTTCTTAAATCTGGATATGTTGAAGACACATACGCATCTAATGTTTCTAAATCAAACTCGACATTTTCTTCAACTAGGATAGTAGCCGCTCGAGCAGTAAACTCTGTTTGATCTAATTTAGAAAAATGTAATTGTTGGCATCGACTATGCAATGCCGGCACAACCATATTAGGACTGTTACAAGTTAAAATAAATCTAGCATAGTTAGAGTATTCTTCAATAATACCTTTTAAACTATCTTGCGCATTTGGACTTAGCCTATCTGCTTCGTCTAGCAAGATAACCTTAAATGGTCCCCATGCAATGCTTTGAATAAACGGCGTAATCTTGGTGCGGATAAATTCAATACCATTTTCTCGACTTGCGTTTACTTCCATGAAATCAGCATCCTCGATTCCAATCTCGCTAATTAATACCTTAGCCATGGTTGTCTTGCCAATACCAGGACTACCACTTAGTAATAAGTGGGGAATTGATTTTTCCTTAATCCATGTTTCAACTTGCCTACGCTGGGAATTGTCTCTCCAAACATATCCGTCCATTGTTTTAGGACGATATTTGTCCACCCATAGTTCTATCATAAGCCTGACTTTTCCTTTTCTAAGAATTCGTAACTAATACTATATTCGTTTTTAATCATATTAATGATACTTTCTCTAGCACATTCTGCTACACTCATATCATAGGTAGTAGTTGCACATGAATTTAATATATTGGTATTTTCAATGTCTTTAATAATATGCTTAACAAGCATGTCAGCAAATTTTTCAAAAGTATCATCTGTGCCGACATAATAGTTTACACCGTTATCAAAATTAGCGGATCCTAATTTTGTTTTCATTGCAATTTCTTTAATTTTTTCTTTCATTTAACCATTCCTTAATTTTTTCCCACAATGACGGATGATGTGGGCATCGTCCTTGCTTATAATCGCAAGAAGGCGAATATTCTTTTTTACAGTTTTCACATTTCATGTTCGTATTATACAGAAAAAAATAGGGCTCGTCAAGAGCCCTATTACTCGAATATTAGAATTAATATCTAACAAAATCTTCTGGACGATGGATCGATCCATGTTCAGGGGTTCTATACTGACCAAACTCAACTGTGTTTGGTTTTTCATCTGCTGACAATAGTATTGCAGTATTTTCAACTCTACGAATAGTAAACTCGTTGCCATCGTCGTCGATTACTTCTACACCACGAGTCCAGCGACCATGCTCGACAAATATCCATTCACCTACTTTGATTTCTTTTTGCATTGGACCAATAGCAAACACTTGGCACCAACGTGGTTTAACACCTTCGCTTTTGCCATCATCACTTGGAATGTAAATTCCAGACTGCGTTAATTGCTCTCCAAAATTCATATCCTTTACTAGGATATGATCTCGTATCGGTTTAATTTTACTTGCTAATGCTCTCATTCATTACCCTCTGGATCCATTCCGCTTACATCTTTAGTTGGAACACGTTGGCCGACGGTTCCTGTGCCAGAGGGAACTGTTAACGTTTCTGGTTGGGCTTGTTTAATAATTTTTCCACCGGGACCTAACTTATCTCCTCGTGCATTAACTTTAGCATTTCCAACAGCTGGTGTTAGTTCGTTTCTTGCAATTAATTTAAACATATCGACTTCTTTGCCTTGCATAGTTCGATATACTTGTTTTGGTTGTTGTCTCATGGCGTAAGCCTCCTTGAATATACTACTACTTATCTCAAAAATTCCTGCCAGTCTAAATTATATTTGACTGAATCTATGTGGTGAACTCCGAGTAAAAATAATACAAAACTAGCTACACTAGACCCTCGTCCTACACCCCAAACAATGTTATTAGCATGGCAGGTATCTACAAAATGTTTAGTCCATTGTAGCAATGGCAGCATACCTCGCTCGATATAAGCATCCATTTCGTCTCGAACTCTGTTTGCTTGCTCGTCAGTTGTGCAACGATCTAAACACCATTTTTCAACGTCAAAGTTTTTATACTCTTCTGGCATAAACCAGTCACTTTGTAGTGCTGAATCAAAATCTTCAATGCTGAGTTGATCTAATTGCTCGTTGAATCTTTGGAATGTAAATCCAGCAGTTTTCTCCAACTCGCTAATCTCTTTATCATAGTCTACTGTGAGATCTTTGAGGTTGGTAAGTTTCCCTTGGTAAAGGAACTTGAATATGTCTTGTGTATTAAAAATAGGATTACCGAATTGATCTAGGCGCATAGCCTATAGTTTAACTGACGTTTACTAGTTTGTCAAGATTTTTATTAAGTTTTTCAGACATTTTTTGCCATTCTTTGGCACGTCGTTTACTCAATTCTTCTTTATGGCTATCTAACACAATTGCAATTTGTCTTTGAACTTCAAAGTTGCTAACCATAAAGTATTTTTTAGTTAGATCATTAATTTTTGCATCTAACTCTGAGTCGGTAAGATTTTCCAAATCTTGTATTAATGGATGCATTAGTTGAATAATCCTATATGTTTAATATACACATTAGCACCACCGTCGTATGACCATGCATCAAATACAAAGTTTGATGTTCCTGAGCTGGCAAAACTTGGCAAACCGCCTAACAGTTGGATGTATGTGTTAGTAGTTTCTATATGGAATACTCCAGAGTTAGCTGTGGTTAATTGAACGATTGATCCAACTGTAAATGTTAACCCTAGTGTAGAACCAGCAGTAGTTGTTAACGTGTTAGTTCCTGCAATTGCATGCGCCAATGTATCAGTTAATGTAAATGTTGTAGTGCCATTTGTTGCACTTATGTAATATGTTGCACTGGTATTGCCGTATCCAGTAATAGTTCCAGTTCCTGTTGTTGTTCCTGTAATAGTGCCAACAGTGGCAAGCTGAGCCGTGCCATTTACTGTATAACTAGTGCCGGTAGTTGGAGTTCCAGTTGCGTATTGATTTAGAATATATGTTCCGGCAGCACCAGTTCCTGAACCAAATCCAGTAATATATGTGCCAGCAGTAACCCCGGTTCCTGTAATCTGCATACCTAGTGATAGTGTGCCTGTTGCAGTAGCACTTACGTTTAATACATCTAAAGTTACAGTCAACCCAGTTGGTGCTCCCACTATGCTAGATACTGCACCGCCGCCAGGTGTTGCGGATAATTGGAAACTGTTCGTTGTCGGACTGCCAATAATATAATATGTTGTGGGATTACTATATCCAGTAATAGCCGGTGCTTGAACAGTAAATGTTAAACCTGTAGTTGTTCCACCTGATCCGTATACTGTTGTTACATTGCCGCCACCGAATGTAGAAGATAGTTGGAATGATGTAGAAGTTGGTGTTCCGATAACATAGTAAGTAGTTCCTGAAGCATAACCATTGATAGTGCCAGTTCCTGTATTAGTTCCAGTAACTACAATTGCCATGCCAACTGTTAATGTAGCAGTATTGCATGAAAATGTTCCGCTAGTTCCAGTGACTAACACATTAGTTAATGCTGTTGAAGTGTTTGAAATAGTTCCAGAAATAGTTACTGGCATACCGGCGTATAAGGATACTGCCGCCGTTGAGCATGAAAAATTACCAGTGTTGCTAGTAATTCCTGTTACAGTTAACCCAACTCCTACGCTACCGGTATATGTTGCACTATTGATAGCAGTAATGGCAGGACTTCCTGTAATATTAGTGCCTGACAAAGTCATGCCAACTGTAAAAGTTCCAGTAGTCGATCCTGTTGGAGTTAGCGTGTTGCCCACAACTGATCCAGTTCCATTAGAAATAATACCATTTACGCTAGCTGTGCTGTTAGTAGCAAGTATTCCAGAAACAGTAATTGGTTGTCCTACAGCTAATCCGTTTGTAAATGTAGTGCAGGTAAATTGACCAGCAGTTCCGGCAATTGCTGGAGTGGAAAGGGTCGCTGTATTTTGATTAGAAACATGGACTCTAATTCTACTATCGTATCCAGTTCCTGCCCAATTAATAAAATTTAATGCTTGATTTTTTTGTAATTGATATGCTTGTAATGGACCTGCACTTACATCAATACTAGTGCTAGTAGCGGCAATATTTGCATTGCTAGGAGTTAATCCCCAGTTAGTTGCTATGCCATTAAAATTCTTAAAAGCACCATTATACAAACTACTGCCATTGAGATTGTTTGCAACAGCCGCGTTAGTTGTTAAATTTGCAGTTAATACTGTATTAACTTGTAACGCACTAATTTCGCTAGCCGCAGTTGTTAATCCTTGGCTAATTGCGCTGAAATTACTGCGGAATCCCGCTGAATCGTTATCTTGTCCAGCTACTGGGTAACTGGTGTTTATTCCGCTAACTGTTATTGCACTTGTCATACTGTTATCCTATCGTTTTTGAATACTAGGTATTTATCCCCTATTTCATTCGCTACAGAATCTATGATATATCTATCAATAGTGTAGTCTATTTGTTTGAAATCAAACCCATTTTCTTTAATGTTTAAAATAATACTATCAGCAGTTCCTACCTTACAATAGCATAAGGGAACTGCTAGTTGAAACCCAAGTTCTTGATAAGTTCCAGGCTGAATAGTTCTCATCCATAGGGGTAGATAATTTCTTTCATGGGCTAAATTTAAGGTAATATAGCTTCCGGGATTGTTAGGATCTGGAACTTGAGCACTCCAATTTTCGATTCTGTTACGCCAAATACTTATACTGCTAGGATTATAATCACTTGGATTATTATCAGAAATCCTGTATTCTTGAGAATCAATTGAAATTAATGGATCTGGTCTGCCGGTGTTTAATCCATCTGCACCCATTTGAGCAGTTAGTGTAGAATTTGGCAATACAAAACCACTTTGATAAAATGCATTATTTTTATCTATACTTACAGCATTTGGCTGCGGACTACTATGTATTGTATTAGGCAAATACTTTCCATTAATTTCTAAAGGATCAATCATGCTTACATACACTACTTCGTAGATTTCTTCACCAGTTGTAGGAGAAATTGCTATTGCTTTTGTAACATCACCCCATTGAAATCTTTTACGTTTATGATTTAATCCTATCGCACTAACATACTTGGCAGCATCAGATGTTTCTATGCCGGCGTATATAACCATTGATAAATCAGAGTGCAAGCCAAAATTAGTATCATTTGATCTATAAATGCTACTAGGAGTAAAAACATTAGAATTATTAATAAATTCTTGCCATGTTGATCTTTGATCGTGCTTTAAAAATGGTTTTGCTGTAATGTTACTAAACAATTTTTCATTGATTGTTTCTACTTTAACAGTAAATGTTCTATTCTTTGCAGTATAGTTAATCAAATCTCGTGCTTGAACAGTAAATGTAAACACTCTGTCAATCGTAGTAGTTCCTCGATCAAAAGTAGTTTGACCTGTTGAAAAATCAAAAGTAGTCAATCCGAGGATAATATTTACTGTATTGTTTATGCTATATGAATTACCGCCATCTATTGATGCATTGTTTATTTCATTAGCTATTCCGCCATCATCGATTGCCCCAGATAAACTAGTAGACAATCCACCATCACCGACTAACACTATACCAGTTGACCCAGTAACTATAGGATACTGATTAGTAACACCAATAATTTCACCATCTAAATTTAAACTTAGTCCTGGGGGTAATGTTCCGCTAACAAGTGAATATACAACAGTAGCATTTGATAAACTACTGGTTGCTTGGACACTTAATATTGAAATAAAGCTAGCATCAATGGTTCCTAAATCTGAAGGTGTGATCCATGTTATAACACTATCACCTTCTCCAATTATGCTAATTGTAAATAATCGAGATGCCCATACTACTTCACCATCATTACCTTGTCGTGAAGCAGTTGTAGTAAATGTATAAGTTTGTGTTATAGAAGGTTGGAATGGCACATTACCATACAAATTTGAACCTGTAGTATCATAAACTAATCCGGGAGGTAATAACGATAAACTACCGATATAAAATACCCAGCCATTTGGAACATTAAGTTGCAAAGGTGTTGATAATGTTAATCTATACTGTCCTGAACCTAAACTTGCAACAGATGAAATTTCATATTCAGTTGCAGCCGGGAATATTTGCCAATAGCCATTTGCAAGATCAATAGCAAAACCGTTAAAATCATTAAAACTTTTATTTGCAACAATGCACTCATAAATTATATTACCTACCCGAACAATATCTCCGAATACGTAGGCTTTATTCTTATACCATTGATTTGCGTTAACTGCATTTAAAAATGTTAGATACTGTCCAACACTTGGTGCAGTCTGCACGTATTGGACTGTTAAATTATAATTTCCTGCTTTGTTATCAGACTGTAAAATTTTATATGTTGATGCGGCAATTTCGGCATTAATAGGATCTAGACTATAGGTAATTCCTGTTTTATCATAAGTTGATAATGGAATCGTTACATAGTTATTAGATCGATAGCTACCTAATGCAGAATCAGTAATCCATACGGGCATTCTAACATTTGTATTGTCTGCTGTAAATAATACGTTGTCGTCTGTTAATGCAGTATTGTCGGCAGTAAAATAACTTCCGCCTACGACAAAAATTTCAAAAGTTCTTTCTGCATAATTGTCACCATCTGATACTGTAACGGTAAATGAATATGTTCTGTTAAGTTCCTTCACAGAACCGAAATCATAAGCAATTCCGTCATAGGTTCCGGTATCATACGACCCATTTCCGTCTTGGGGTGTAACAGATACAACCGGAGCAACTGTTCCAGTAATTTTTCCCGACTTAGATAAAGTTAGTCCAGGAGGAAGTTCTCCTCCTGTTGATGAAATAAAATAATTTAAGGTTACATCGGGATTACTATCAAATGCTTGAACTTGAAAATTAACAAAACTGTTATCCAACACAAAGTATCGAGTAGTTGAAACTGTTAATGGTCCAGCTGGCGTAATAAATTGAGGGGGACCGCCACCTTCTATTGTGAGATTAAATGTTCTATCGGAAATCTGAGATCCGTTACTAGCTCTAATACAAAATGTAAAAGTAGTAGTTCTTATGATATTATATGGAGTTCCAGATAACACGTTACCCGATAAACTAATTCCAGGAGGTAACGATCCGGAAATAAGAGTAAATGTAATCCCAGAAGTGGAGCTCGTTGGTAATACTAATCCATTAGTTGAACCAGTTTGAAATTTTTCTAATTCTGGGAATGTTCCTAAGGAATATCCAGACGGTTGTGTCCATACTACTAATGGCATATTAATAAACCTTAAAAGGTTCCAAAATCAAAACCTAACGATGCAGGCTGAGTAAAAGATCCTAAATCAACATCTCCTCCGGTTTCTACATTAACTAAGGCTTGTAGATTTCGAACATCAACCCCCCAAACAGTAGTTTGAACATCTCCGTTACCAACTACGTTGAATCCGTTTAGATTTAAATTGCCGCCTAATGTTGGACTAGTATCATTTCGAATAGTTGTTAACGCTGTGTTTGCAATATTAATAGTATTAGCGTTAGGACCCGATGTTGGTGCTGTAACAATAATACTTCCAGATCCTGTAATATTTTTAAATTGTAACACTCCACCTGTGTTACCTGAATAGACTGCCGATCCTATAGAATTTACAGTAGCCGCACCTCCTACTTGACTTAGTTCTGAATTAAGAAGTGTGAATGTAGCTTGTATCTTTTTAAAAGCAGTATTTAAATCATCCCCTGTGCCATCGTTAGGGTAAGTTCCTAAATTTAATTGTAGTTCTGCTGGTATTGTAAATGACATTGTCTGCTCCGTTTAGTATATTTACCGTTATGCGCCTGTTGTATTCAACGCCTTAACGGCCGCTGCCAATCTGTCTAATGCATGTTGCACAGTTGTAGGTGCAGTTCCTGCCCAATTACTAGGGGTAGTAGGAGTATATGCTAAAGTTCCTATTTGAGCATATAGATCTGTAAAATTTGCATTTACCTTAGTAAAAGCGGAACGCAACGGGTCTCCGCTATTATCGTTAGCTGACTGTCCTATGTTGATAGTTTGCTGTGTCATTATACTCTCCCTACGGCTACTTGAATAACTCCGGCTTCACCGTAGTCTTTGTTTTCTAACGCTTTACCAATAATAGCACCTAGTGTTGGATTTGTTGCGCGAACCGCATACCCAGCAGTTGCACTTGTTGTTAGCAAGTCTCCTTTATTCACCCGTCCTATTACTTTACAAGGAATACGTCCTGCAAGTGCTATACAAACTTTAATGCCAGATTGTTCTGCGTTCATAACATACGCTGGATCAGTTGTTACAACACCAGCTGAACGTGTATCGTTCATTGTAGTAGTTATTGTAACTTCCTTGTCTCCGCCAAACACTAGAACAGTTCCGGGTTCATACTCTTGATCTCCTTCGTAGAACTCAGCCAAGTCACTATATGTAGCTTGTAGTTGTCCATTAATGCTCCAGTTACCTGTTATTGTTCCTGTTGTAGTTGAACTACCGGCATTAAGTGTTCTAGATTTAAACGATGCATTGTTAGTTGCTAGATCAACAACAGCAGTATTAGTAGCAGTTGTTGTGCCAGTTAAGCTACCGCCTACTATAGTTCCTGCAGATGCATCTAAGATACCAGTTCCGCCAAGCGCCCATGTTCCAGTTAACGATCCGTTTAACCCCCAAGCTCCAGTAATTGTGCCCGAAGTTGAAGTTGATCCAGTAGTAAGACTGGTTGATTTTAGTGTAGCTGAATTAGTAGCCAAGTCAATTGCACTACTACCAGCCACTTGCCATTGACCAGTTAACGACCCATTAGTAGCCGGTGCACCTGTTGTGATCTGTAATGCTTTTATTGTTCCACTTGTTGTGTCTAATGTTCCAAGTATTGAAGAAACAGTAGTTGCTCCATTTGTTCCTACAATAGTAGCAAAATTAAATCCACTTGGCGTGTATAAATTAAATGTAGATGTAGCACTAGTTAAGTCTATAAATTTATCACTGTTAATCTGTAGATACTTAACATTAATTCCACCGTCACTTAATGTTTGAACTAACGCACTATTTCCTCCAGCTGTTGTAGTTGGAGTAACGCTGTAAGTTCCTCCTGTAGCAACTTGTGTTAATACACCTGCGCCTGTAAAACTTGCAGATAATAATCCACCGCCAGCTGTAATAACTGATACAGGAGTTAATTCTTGTATAGTGTTAGCACTAACGCCTAAATTACCTAAAATAGAATTGCTACTTACATATCTAATATTATTATATTGAAGACCTGTGAGTGTTGAAGAACTAGTTGTATGAGTAATCCAACCATTTGTAGCTAAGAAATATGCCTGGTCAAACTGTGCTAGACCTAAACTACTTTGTGTATAACTACCAGGAGCAGTTGGAGCTACAGTAGCTGCCTGCAAAGCCAACTTGCTCTGTTGAATAGCTGCCACTGTGCTAATGTTGCTATCTGTAATCACATATGGTTTGACAACAGCTTGTAGGCCACCTGCTTGTATAGTTGTTGTAGTTAAAGTAACAGTTGTTGTAGTTGCTGTGCTATACACTCCAGGGTTACTTGGATAGCTTAATTGTATAGTAGTTGTTGAACTTGATGTGCAAACAAACACCCCATTGTAACCAGTATTAGTATTACCTGCTACAACAAAGTGACCACTAACTTGAGGTGCAACACCTTGAGTTGGGATATTAAATGTAACTAGATATGGTCCAGTTCCTGTAACACCGTTTAGCCCTGAAACAGTAATTGAAGTTTGTGGAGTATAAGTTCCAGGATTAGTTGAACGTCTAATAGTAATACTAGAAGTTGAACTAGCAGTAGCAATTGCAGTTCCATTAAATCCGCTATTACTGTCCCCAGCAATAGTGTAGTCAACGCCTGTAGTAAATGCTGATCCCTGTGTTGGATAAATTGTAGCAGTTACTAACCATGGTCCGCTTCCAGTAACAGTTATACCTGTTACGTAGTATGCAGTTCCTATGCTAGTATAGCTAATAGTTACATCGCCACCTTTTGGTTGATTATAGTTAATCCATTTTCCAACAGTTGAATCATATAAGAATCCTTGACCGTTGCTAGGTGTTGTAACACTGACGTCGGTTAACAATGCTAATGCGCTAACACCGGATAGTCCTGAATCTACATAACCTTTGGTTGCCGCATCAGCCGCATAAGTTGGGCTGGCTAAATTACTAATGCCATAACTTGACATGTTGATATTACCAGCCATTGGTAATACACCATTTAATGGCAAATATCCAGGACCAATTCGATTAGCAGCCGATACCGGACCACCACCGTAGTCTAGACCTAAACGTTTGTCAACGAATCCACGGATTGCAGATTGAACTGGAACTTCGTCTGCCGCGTTATCAACCATACTAGCATCAGTGCTAAATGAACTTACCACAACACCGCGTTTGAATCCTAGACCGTCTAAGTTACTTAGAGCGATACTTGCCGCAAATGTAACAGTTCCAGTTCCTTGGTCAACAGTAAAGAATCTACCAATACGGAATACACCATCTTGGTCAGTTGTTGCGTAGAATACACGACCAACACCTTCTTCGATAACTTCATTAGACTGTGTCTTTTGATTTATTGGATTACCATAAATTGATGTTGGATAATTTGTAGTGTTATACCCACCAGTTCCGATGTCTAACAAGTCATGACCTGTAACACGAGTTGTTGAAATACGTGTTGTAATCTGTCCGCCTTCACCGGCTGCATAACCAATTCGTAATGCAGTAGCACTTGTTGAACTAAATGCCTTACTAATACCCAATGAAGTAGTAGTTCCATTTGTAGCTTCAACTGTAAATGTTGGAGCATTTGTTATTATGGCATACCCACTAACGTAAGCCGCCGGACTTGCCGCATAACTCAATGTTATACTTGTTGTTGAACTGGCAGTAACCGTTAGTGGAGATGAACTGTTATAGCTTGTAGGATTATCATCAGCTACAGTCCAAGTGCTACCTATTACTGGAGGAGTAATAGTTCCAGTGATAGTTGCGGCCCCAACTGAACTAGCTGATGCATTTATACTATATGTTCCAGCAACACCTGGCACATAGAAATTATATGTTCCAGTTGCGCCACCGGTTGTAAAGTTTTGACTTACAGTAATAGTAGTTCCGCTAATTGCACTAACATAGGTTCCACTTGGTAAATTAGAACCAGTGATCAGCTGACCAGTAACAATACTAGTTGCAGATGTAACTACAAATGTATTAGTTCCAGCAGTTCCACCACTTGCTCTTGTTGTGCTTACTACTGGAGTTGTTCCTGTTAGCTGACCAGTAATCCAATAAGTGTTAGCTGGTAGTCCGCCTGTTATTGTTCCTGAGACTGCGCCACTATTGGCTACACTAACAGTTAGGGTAGAACTATTAATATTAGTAATAACAGCACCAGTTCCGACACCAGTTCCGCTAACTGGTTGATTAACAGCAAATGTTCCAGTTTGTGTTCCACTAACAACAATAGTAAACTGTCCGCTAGTTCCAGAGCTTGCTGAATTAGTAGCAATAGTTCCGCCACTTAGCACCATACCAGTTGCAAATGTTCCTGTAACAGTTCCAGCTACAGTTAATGTAGTAGTTGAGATTGTAGCACTGGTAGCACTTGCAGTTGTTGTAATTGCGTAAGTTACTAGGTATGGTCCGGAGCCTGTGATCGTTGGGGCACTTGCTGCCGCTGGAATACTGATTAGTGTTCCAATACCTGGATTATATTTGTAGAATAAATTAACACTTGTAGTAGTGCTACTAATTGCTTGATAGAAACCATTATACAATGGATTAGCATGTCCAGCAACTTTGAACCAAGCATTTGCAGTTGGTGCAGTAGTTGTTCCAAACCCGAATGTTGCACTATATCCTGTTACGCTATTATAGGTATATGCTGTTGCACTACCAGTTCCAGTCGTTACTGTTATGCTTGTTCCCAGAGTAAATGCCCCGGGCAATGTAGAGTATGGAACTGTAACTTGATTAATACTTACACCTGCTTGAGCAGTAGTATTTGTAGTTGCAGTAGCACTTAACACAGCAGTAAGAACAGCTCCAGTTCCTCCGTTAGGAGTAGTAATTGTAATATCTGGTGTTGAAGTGTATCCATATCCAGGGCTAACAATGATTACGTTAGTAATACTACCACCTGTAACAATCAATGACACAATAGCCTGTGTTACTGCTCCGCCTGAAGTAACTCCACCGACGGTTGCAATTGGAGGATTACTGCTAGAGTAACCGCTACCACCATTGGTAATTGTTACACCTTGCAACACTGAAACAATTGTAGAACTAACAAATGCACCTGCTGGAACCCAACATGCTGGGCTAACTGTAAATTGTGTTGGGCTATCAATACTTTGAATAATTGTTCCGCTTGGCACATAAGAGCCAGCAGTTGAACAAGTTACCACCATGCCTACTGACAGGCCTGTTGTTGACGATACAGTAATTTGTGTTTTACTTACTGAACTAGTAATTTGACTACTTACATTATAACTTGTATTAGCCTGACCGTTAACCAAGTAGAAATTGTCAACAATTGGCAACTGAGAAGGAGTCCATGCTACGTCATAGGTAACAAAGCTGTAACCAGTGGCGTTAGACACTTGGCTATTATAAGTCATAGCAGGTATTGGATAACTGCTACTACCAACAGTATTAAGGATTGGATTTGGGTCAATGGTTAAGTATCCATTCTTGGCAACACCAAATGTAATCGTGCCGCTTGGTGAGCCCGAAGCTGCCGAAGTAAGTATAATAGTTGTTAGTGCAGTTGTCGAATTGTATGAAAAACTTTGAACAGTTTGTGTTCCATTGAAGCCAGTGCCTGTTACAATATCACCGTTGACAATTGTTCCCGCTACTGCGCTAACAATCAGTGTGTATACACTTCCAACCGCGGTATAACTTACATAAGTTCCAGTAGCAATAAATGTAGGAATGGTATAACTGATGATTCGATGAATACGTCCATTCCAACCAGTTACATAAGTTCCTTTGTTAATTTGATCAATTGTTGTTTGAGTGCTAATTTGCAATACAGCAATTTTATTATCTCCAACTTTTGAACCTTGTGTTTTTGTAGCATCTTGAGGATCTAACTGAGTTAAATTTAGAACGTCAGTAGTAAACAGATAATAATTGAAAGATGAATCACTTCCAAGAATAGCAATACCGCTACCGAGACCAAATGGCTCACCTGTAGCTTCAGTTAGGTTATAAGAAATAACTCTATAAATTGCTGACAAGTTATCTACATATTGTAGCGCAGTGCTTGGACGAGTAGGTTTTACGTTAGCAATATTATAAAACTTAACGTTACTTAATACACGAATAGTCACTTGTTGACCGTCATATAATGTAGCAACTAGACCTGTGCTAGAAGTTCCAGAACTTCCAGAAGTGCTTAAATTTATTTGTAAAACGTTTTGTTGAATACCGTTAGCTGATATTGTTACACCGGTATGTGTTACCCCAGAAATTAAGTATCTAGTGATACCTAACCCAGCAACAGTATGGTCAATTTCAAGTTCACTGTTATTTGTTGGAATATATTGATAACCAACAATATAAAGAATAATTGCCTGTTGGCTAACTGTAGGAGCCGCACTAGTAGCAAATGCACCTTGCTTGTAGACACGAGCCACTTGAACCATGGTGTTAGCTAGATTGACTGCATCTGGCAATTCAGTTACATCATATCCGCTAGCACGTAAGGCATATTGTCCGTAGGCATTTGAACCTGCAACAGAACGAATCTGTCCACCATTCAATGCCCAATAGTGAGTCCAGCAGTAGTAAGTAAATGTTGATACTTGTTCTGATACACCACCGTTGGTGCAAAGAATCGCATAGCCAAGGTCGTTAATCATAGCAAAGTCATTTGCCAACATTGACTTGTTACCGCCTTGCTCGATATTGATTAGTAAACCTCCACCTGCATTTAGGTAATTAATAACACCAGTTTGAATTGTAGTTTTGGCATTTTCAATTGTAGTTCTATCAGCAAGAGCCGCTGAATTTAACCCAGATAGAGTTGGAGTTGTTCTTGTTTCTCCACTATTGAATACACCGTCTGCAACATAATCAACGATCAAATTAGTCAATGAAGTGATATAGCCATATTCTGTGCTACCACTTGATATTGCTGTATAGCTTGTAATTTGTGTTGAAATATTACCAGATGATTTAGTAACACTTGTATTTGTTGCAATTTGTTGTAATACTGTTTGCAATCTACCATATGCGGCAGCCGTTACTGATTCTTCACCAGTAATTTGGTCGGTTTGTGGTCCGCTGATAACGCTTTGTCCATAGTATGAAAGCACAGCATCATAAGTCATGCTGTTTCCGCCATACATAATATCGTAGCAAATACTATCAACTATGTAACCGACATCTCGAGCACAGGTAACTGCACTATAATTTGTAATACTGTTTGTGTTATAATTACTTGCAATCCAGGCAACTATTTCTGATTGAATAAATGATCTGTTACCTTGTAAATTATTCTTTAAGTTAACAGCATTGGCAGTAGAATTAACTCCTGTTGGGAATGTAATTGTTGGTGCTCCGCCTGTTCCTTGTTGAATAATATTGTTGATAATTGACTGTGAATTTATTAAACTAGTAACAGTTGCAGTAGTTGAGATAAGTGATGTAGCTAGTTGAAGTGTTTCACTAATACCAGCAACAGTTTGTTGTAATTGAGTTCCAGTAACTACACTAGCATCACCTCTAAGATAAGCAAGTCCTGATCTAACAGATTGGAAGTTTGAACCAGTTACAAGATCCCATGTTACTGCATCTAAGATTAATCCTACGTCGCGTGAGCATGTTGTATTATTATACAATGAAGCTGGATAGTAAGGAGTAGATGTGTCTAAAGTCAATACAACTTGAGGTGCTGATATAGTATATGTTCCAGCAGCCTGAGCAGTTAAGTTAACTGACATAGCTACTGGAGTTCCGTTAGTTGTAGTAGTTCCAACAGCAGTAATATAAGCACCAGTCGGCACTCCGGTTCCACTAATAAATTGACCAACTACAATGTTTAAATTTCCTGATAATACTATTGTATTTTGTCCACTAGCACCACCGCTTAGATAGGTTGAAGTTGTGACCTGTGTAACTGGTGAATAGCTTACTACATTGTTAACTTGATAACGGAAACCTTGGAAATAAAACGCACAAGGAGTTGATGGTGGTCGAATATCAAGACCGCTATTGAAAAGACCTTGAACTGTAAGTGTTATACCGCTGTTAGCAACACCTACAATCGTTCCTTGTAAACGTCCAGCAAATCCATCAACAAACTGCCCACCAGCAAATCGTTGAGCGTTGATACTGCGGCTAAAACTAGAACATACTTGTCCATAAGGTGATTTAGTTTTAATTTGTCCAGTTGGATCCAACACCATGGCAAACCCGCCATGACCTTGCATTGTCATGTTGTTAATACGTGTAGCATCATTACACAAGAATACGTCAATGTATTTGTTGTTTAATGGAGTTGAGTTTGGATCTAATGGATTAGACAAATAATGTCTACCATAATTTGTTGTGCTGTAAATATGCCAGTTTCCACTAGCATAAGTTGTTTGCGAAGAGAACGGATATACTACTGAACAATTCAACACGTTACCGGCAACACTATTAATAACAGCCTTTCCGCTAATTGGAGTTGCGTTGTCGACAATTAGATAACCAATCCAATTTTGACTTGCCTGTCCACTGCCTAATGTAATAGCAATATTACCGGTAATACCGCCAAGTGTTGCAGTAGAAGAGGGAGCGTAGTCTACGTTATAATTAATAGGCCCTAATAACAGTCCATCTATAACTGAATCGCGATAGAAGAATGTTGATCTCCATGGAGACTGCGATATTCTATCTAATGGTCGAACAATAGTTCTACGGAAATCATCACCCTTAATACTTACGTTAGTAGGTAATTTAATAGGATAATCTTCATAGTAAACACCGGCCTCGACAAAGATAACAATTTCTTGAACTGGAACAGTTTCACCATAGTCAAGAGTCTCACCGAACACAACACTGGTATTAGACAAGCTACCTAACAAATTATAGTTTAACGTGATAGTATTTGTATTTGTATTAATAGCTGTAACTACAGTTCCATTCTGTATGTTAGCACTCCCAGTTATTCCCATACCAACTGCTATAGTAGAAGTGCCGTTAAATGCTGTAGTGTAGGTTAATGAAGCAACGGTTACAGTATTAGTTCCGCTAGATCCAGTTGCAGTAGTTGGCACAAATTGGAAGAATCCAGGTTGTGATAAGTTAAGAGCAATTGTGTCATAACTTGCACCACCGCCTGATGGAGTGTATTTTGTTATAATACCATTAGCGCCACCTACATTACCGATTAAAACTTTACCTGGTATGATATGAATGTCGCCAGGCGCACCTTGGTCAACATAACCATTACCACCGTTATTAAACGTTACCGTATAAACTCCGCTTCCGTATGTTGGAGCAGGTGCAGTTCCAAACCCAGTTTTGATAATGCTAATAATATAACCATAGTTAGTATTAAAAGTTGTCAATGCAGAAGCAAATGTAGTGTTCGGAGTTGAAGGAGTTAAGAATACTTGACTGACAAGTGATTGATAACGAGTTTGTGTTGTTTGATTTAAACATTGAACAGCTAATGATTGCGCAAATTGTATACCATCTAATGTTTCGGTTAATTGAGTGCCAATAGCAATTGACTTAGCTGATACGTTTTTGTAATAACTCTTACCAGCATTTATACTTTGATATGTTCCGCCTGTAATAAGGTCAATACATGCGGCATCGATAATGTTGCCAATGTCGCTGTAACAATGAGATTGATTATAAGTAAACCCGCCTGCAAATGTTGAACTAATATAGTTTGTAACTGCGGTAGCAATAGTTGCTCCGTTATTTGTTATAATATTATAAGCAGACAAGAATGTAGAATTATATCCTGTTAAACTTGGCGCAGTGTATGTTATATCACTAGTCGGTAATGCTGGATTGCTGGCGGCAATTTCTTTAATAGCGTTCCACAATACGTTGACAGCACTTTGGGCATCTAATCCGTTAGTTAATCCATTATTAATAACTTGGGTTCTTCCAGGAGTAGTAATAGGATAGCCAACACCAGTGTGTAGCTGTGTTACTAGCTGATTTTGAATAACGTTTACAGTTAAAGATTGTGCGTAGTTAAATCCCGCAATAATAGCACCAGCACCTGCTCCGGTCATTAAGGCACTATTATTAATATAATATTGTTGTGCCGCTAGTATACTTCCAGTATTACCACCATAGGTTATATCATAGCAAACTGCTTCTAAAAGATAACTTAAATTTGTTTTAAATGTAGTTGCGTTATAGCTTAGGCTTGGGTAGTTAACAGCAAGCCATCCTACAGTTTCATCTTCTATAAATCCAAAGTTTTGTAAAATTAATGAACGTGCGTTTGATACACCTGTATCTGCTCCGCTTGGACTTGTATATGAGGGAACGGATCTTGTGCCGATACCATTGTTTAACAAATTAGTAACGTTACCAAACAGACTAGTAATATTGCTTAAGGTTGTTGCATCGTTAATTACATTAAAATTACTATTAATATAGGTAGTAACGCCAGCTTGTAGTGTCGTAGTATTATTTACGATTGCTGTTCTACCAGTTTGGAAAGCAGTAGCACCTAAACTAATAGTTGGGTAGGTAACTGAAACTGTTCCGCCTTGGATGGTGATAGTAGATGGGCTTCCTACTAAGGTAATAGGAGATGGAGTAGATCCGCCTACAGTTCCAATGATTTGAACAAATGTAGCAACGTTTGCAGCCAAACCAGATGCTTGGCTACTACCGCCTTGGTAAGTTGAATTTAAATATTGTGTTACACTAGTTTGATATAATAAAGCAGGTGGCACATTACCAACTACTGCTTGCACCAATGTTCCTAAATAGCTGTATACTGTTGTCCAGAAACTTGCTGGGTCTTCTTGTAAAACATAAGCATATTCCCAATATCTCAACGCGGCATAAACAGTTTGGCTATTACCGCCATACATCATGTCATAGACTAAACTTTCGATAACATACTTGATGTCACGTTGGCAACTTACTCTGTTATATGTATTGTTTGGATAGTTAGCAGTAATGAACGCAACTAATTCTGCTTGAATAAATGAAATGTTATTGATTAACAAATACTGCGCACTTGTTTGGCTACTTGTTGTAGATGCTTGTGCTGGAAATGTTGCTGTAGGAGTTGTTCCAGTTAGTATAGCCGCTTCAATTACAGCAAAATTAGATGTAATATTTGATACACTTTGATTTACAGAATTAATTGCAGATAGGCCTAAGACACCAGTCTTTAAATTTTCAAGAATTGCAGTAATTTCTGTCCCACTAATTCCAGTTCCGTAACCATTAAATGCTAAACCAATTTGTAAACTCTGATAGTTTGACTGATATAACAAGTCATATTCAATAGCAGTCAACACTTGACTAATATAATTTGTTAGTGTAGGTGTGCTATAAGAATAATTTGTAATCTGTGTTAGTGCATAGTTGATAGCGGTAGTTGCTTGCAACAATTGATTTGAAACTAATAGAGGATAATTTGCTCCATATAGTTCTGTGGCTACGGCGGTAGTATTAAAGGTAGTGCCTAATACTAGGTCATACGATACCGCAGTTAAAATTTGATTAATTAGTGATTGATATTGTGATACTGAATAGGTAAATTGATTAACATATTTTTCATTCAAATAGGCAATTGTTTCTGCTTGAATAAATGCCTTGTTTGCTTCTAATAACTTAAATGCATTTTCGTAACCATAGTCACTTATTGATGTATGAGTATTACCGCCAGTTAAACTAACGTCGCTAATAGTGCTAAATGTTTGATTTGGTGGAATAGTAAATGCAATAGTTTGACGATATGGACCAGGCTCTAAAGCAGATAAATTAATTAATGAATCTGCATATAAAGCAGCCGCACCGATTGTTTTAAATGCATATCTAAGATTACGACCTTGCTTACCAGCTGGAGTTTTAGCTTGTAAATCGTCTCCTTGGGTGGACACATACAAGTTAACATTACTTGTAAATGTAGAATTGTCTACGTAAAATTTAGTAGCGGCCTGTAGATCTTGAGAACTATTTGGAGTTCCGAATCCAGACATTGGTGCTGGATGGTCATTTAGAGTTAATGCTCCAATCATTGTATCGCCATCTCTACGAACAGCATGACGACGTTGAATTGCTTCAGTGGCTACATAATTACCTTGTAATGTTGGATCATAATCTACATCATTTGTTTGTGGAGTGTTTGGTTCATTTCGAACTTTAAGTGCAGTTGATAGTAATCCGCCAGATCCTTTTGCAATATATGTAGCATCTGCATATCCTTTAGAGATAGCTAAGTCTGCTTGTGTAATTAAAGGTGTAGGATTAAACGCATTATTAAATGCAGTCACTAGTGCATCACTAGGATAGGGAACACGACCAATCGCCTGTAAATTTACATTTAACGGATGATTTAAAGTTGGAGTTTGTTCTTGTTGTAACAACACTGAACTAGCAGTGATTACCAATTGGCTATCGTTTGTTTCAGTAAAAGTAATATTATTTCCAACAAGTGTTCTAGCAGTTAGGTTATCACCATTGTTGCTAGACATAATAATTTGATTAGCAGTATAACTTGACGGTGCATCACTTAAATCAGTAAATCTAATTTTACCGTCACCAACTCCAAATATGGCATAAAGCTCGCTAAAATTCTCGTTTACTTTGTTAAACGAAGTGCGGATACTGTCGCCAGTTCCGTCATTGCCTGTTATACCAATATCAATTACTTGCTTTGCCATTATTAAACTCCAAAACTGCTACCGCAGCCGCATGTTGTTGTTGCATTAGGATTCTTTATACTAAAACTGCTACCCATTACATCTTCTTTATAATCTATTTCTGCACCTGTTAGATACTGCATACTCATCGAATCTACAAGCACTTTAAAATCGTCTAGAGGAATTTCAAAGTCATCTTCATTTTGCTCTTCGTCAAAAGTAAAACCATACTGAAATCCACTACATCCGCCGCCTTGGACAAATGTGCGTAGTGCTAGGTTAGGATTGTTTTCTTCAAGGAGCAAGTCCTTGATTTTTGTCTTTGCTGAATCTGAAATAGTGATCATAATTACCCTCGATTGAGTATTTATCAAAGGATTTTATAACCTTAATGTAAATACAAGTATGTATATTGGCATTGAATTTCGAGAAAATCATTATATGCGAACCAGCAAACGCGGTAAGGTCCATACCTATGCCCGTAGAAAAGCAGTTGTAGTATTCAGATGTGACAGTTGTCAGGGAGTGTTTAATCGAGACAAAGGGGACATGGACCCTAAAAGATTAAACAATAATTTTTATCACGTATGTAGTGATTGTGATGCTAAGAAGTTTGCGCAGAGCAAGGGTGTTGAAGCAAGACGAGTGTGGGATATGCCAGCTAGCAGTCTTAAGACACTCGACCAATTCTAGCTTTTGTAATCTGGATCGCCTGGATGTATTTGACTATATCCACGCTTCCATTCTTTTCTATATTGATCAGCTGGAATAAGTCCAGAAAAATCCAATTTCTTAGCAACTCTATCTTTGAGTTGCGGGTAAAGTTTTTGTATATAAGCTTTATCTTTTCTGCGAGGACCTATCAAGGTATAACTTCCCGGCTCAGTTTCATAAGCTACATACCACTCGGTAGGTGCAGTCTTTCT